TATAATGACTGAACAAACATTTGGTAGCAAAGCTCAAGTTTGGCACGGAACTGCTAAAAAAACTACAGGTAGTCTTACAAAGAGTGATTTAATGAAGAACAAGCACGGACGTATTGTTTCTAAAAGAAAGCATACTATTGGAAAGAAGAGTATTAAGCATTTAAGAAAGTTGGGATATATTGCTAAGAAAGGTAATTTTACCTTATTCCATAAGGGTCACAAGTCTCGTAAGATGAGAGGTGGAACTGGTGCTCCTATGGGAAATGGAATGTATCCTATGGAAAATGCAATGCAATTAGGTGCGCCGCTTGATAGAGCTTTAAATGCTTCTGGTGGAAGACTCAGAAGTCGTAAGATGAGAGGTGGTATGGTTTTAGGTGGGCCATTATCTCCTCACTCATTTGATGGTGAAGGTGTAGGAACATCTGGTGTTGGTCTTCAATTCATTGCCGGAAATTCTGCATAAATTATAATGTAATAATTTCATTAACATTATAATTAATAATCAATCCATTCAGGTTTGACAAATTTTTCATAAACAATATAATCTGAAAATTTATAATATAAATATTTTTCAAAATATCTTTTGCTAACAATAAATTTTAATGGTAAATCTCCGCCAGAATATTTCTGATAATAATTATATATATCATCAAAGCTTATAAGTGAAAGAGTATGATTATTTTTAATTTGTTCTTTAATATATGGTATTACACACTGAATATCATTGGATTTATTCCAAAGCGTAGATGTAATATTTAATACATATTTATCATCAATAATTTCACTTGAAAAGAAATGTTTCAATACTCGAATAATATTCTCTTCAGATAATACATTTCTATTTTTAGACCATTGTTTGAATAAAGAGCTAATTTCATCGATTTCAAGTTCATTTTCAAAATCAGATGATGGTGAATTAATTATTGTTGAATCCCAAAACTCAATAAAATCTTTATATATAGGTAAATATTTACTAGTTACACCAACAAAAGAGTCAGATTCCTCATCATATTGAATGTTTGTCTTAAGTATATTTTTAAAAGAGTTAGAAAAAATAACAATTGGTAAACTATTACTAGAGAGAAATTGCTTCCAGATAAAGTGTATATTTTTCCATTCAATCTTAAATCCTTCAGTTGTTTTTTCAATATATTCGCTTATAAATTTTTCTACTAAACCATTTTCAGTTGTATTTTTTAAAGTATATACATAATTTATGAGTTCATCATCTGCTTTTGTATTAAGAAAATTATCAGAATTAATATGTCTATTTGAATAATGAGCAGCAACACATAGCAAGTTTAATCCAATTTTTTTAAGAGATTCTCTCCAATATTCATTAGAATAATTTTCATTAATTTTAATTAATCTGCAATTATTAAAAGTATGTGTTTCATGATATTTAGTAACAAATTTATATGAAATATTATTATTTCCAATAGAAGATGCAGCAACATTCTCAAGCTCATCCAATAATTGTCTCATTTTTTGACTTACAATAAATGTAAAATCAGTATGTTTCTTAAAAATATTGTCACCAATTATAGTAAGAAAATATTTGGCTGTATTTTTAGAAGAAAAAATAGAAGGATAAAGGTAATTTAATACATTCTGTATTGTGTCAGTTTCAGGAATCGAACTAAATAAGTTTCGCTCTTTAATTTGTTTAATAATCGCAGCCTTAGTTTTATGTTTCCATTGTAAAAGGGTTCTTTCTTTAGAAATAGTCGAGAGAAGTTTGTGTAATATTTCATCCTCTTTAACTATAAAATAATCTTTACCATTATACTCATAATAGAAGTTATTATTAGGTAAATAATAATAATTATTCTTACTTAAAAAAACTTGCATAAAAATCTGTTGTTCTTCAGAGAGATAAGTATTAAGGTTCTTTCTTTTCTCATGATTTTTAGACTCATTTTCTAGTGTATTTGGTAAATAAACATGAACATGATTATATATTCTTTGCAACATATATTCATTATCCTTATACCTTTCATATAATTTGTCAACAGTTGTTAGACAATCGCCGCGTTTTGGTTCTGACATTATAATAAGTAATAAAATGTTTTTAAATATATTTTAATAAAAACATATAAAATTATAAAAATAATATAATATTTGATTCTAATATCCTTAATAAATCAATAATAGAGTTGTTATAATATTAATATATAATATGAAAATTAATTTACGATATTTACCAAAGAGATTGACGCAAAAAGATAGAAAAAAACAAAGCAAAGAGCTTATGAAATCTCGTAGTCTTTACAGGAAAGGAGTTTATCATTCAAGACCAAAAGTAAAATCTTTCAAGTCTAAAAAATCCAACCACATAATCAATGCAGAAAAAATGTATCATGTTGACAAAATTGGTGCTACTGATGAGCTTGCAAAAGCAACTGGTTGTTCCAAATCAGCTTTAGCAAAAATTATTAATAAAGGTGCTGGTGCATATTATTCGTCAGGTTCAAGACCAAATCAAAGTGCTCAATCGTGGGGTGTGGCTCGTTTAGCTAGCTCAATAACTGCAGGAAAAGCAGCAGCTGTTGATTATAATATATTAGAAGAAGGTTGTAAACCGAAATCCAAGGCATTAACTTTAGCAAAAAGAGCAAAGGCAAAACATGGCCACGGAACAAGGAGAGTTCCAAAAGTTAAAATTTAATTATATAATTTAATTGCGTTAAAATATTTACATACATAAGTATTTAAAGATTTTAAATTAAAATCTACTATAATGTCCGCATTTTCAAACAAGAACCAAGTTATTGAATCTACTGAAGGAAACGTTCTTACCATTAAAACAGTTCAAATTGCTCCATTTAGGACTCTTATGACTGCATTAAAAGATATATTATTAGAGACAAATATTACTTTTGAACCTGATGGTATGAGAATTATTAATATGGATAAATCACATACTATTTTAGTTCATTTATTTTTATCTGCACAAAATTTTGAATTCTATGAGTGCAAAAAAGAGAAAATAATTATTGGTGTCAATATGTTTCATCTATTTAAATTAATTAACACGATTGAAAATGATGAAACATTGACTATTTACATTGAAAATTCTGATTATGTAGATGGAATTGTCTCTTATTTATCTCTCAAATATGAAAATGGAGAGATAAAACAATGCAAGACACAGAAACTACGTTTGATTGAACCTGACCCAGAAGAGTTGCAATATCCAGATGTTACTTTTTCATCTATTATTAATTTACCATCTGCTGATTTCCAAAAAATTATTCGAGATTTGTCATGCATTTCAGAGAAGTTAGAAATTAAGTCTGTTGGCAATGAATTAATTTTTAAATGTTCTGGTCAATTTGCTTCTGCTGAAATTCATCGTGCTGAATCTGACGGTAGTATGGGATTTATTTCAAAGCAAGATTCGTCTAAAATTATTCAAGGAGAATTTTCACTTAAGAACCTTGGTTATTTTATAAAATGCACTAATTTATGCCAACAAATTGAAGTTTATCTTGAGAACGATTTGCCTCTCGTTGTTAAATATAATGTCGCAAGTCTTGGCAGCATACGCCTCTGCTTAGCACAGTTGCCCTCAGCATAAATGGTGTCAAAATAATAAATGTTTGTAAAATCCAAATTATCAGTGTCAATGTTATTAATTTAATAATTAACTATTAAACTAATATAAAGATATAATACCATATAATCTATGCCTATTAGATATACATACCAGCAAGTTCAAGATATTTTTTCTCAAAGAAGTTGTCTCTTATTAAGCACTATATATAAAAATCAATTAGACAAAATGGAATATACAGCTTCTTGTGGTCATAATAACCATATTTCATTAAAAGAAATTTTAATTGGTCACGGAATAAAATGTAGGAACTGTGCTTTGGAAATACCAACATATGAATCGATGTCATCTTATTTTGAAAGTAAAAATTGTAAATTAACTTATACCAAAAATGAATTTAATAATTATTATACTAATAATAGACAGAAATTAAATTATATTGCTTCATGTGGTCATGAAAATAATGTATGTTGGAAAAATTTTCAATCTTTAAATCAAGGTATTAATTGTCCTAAATGTGTAAATAAAAATACAGGAGAAAAACTAAAAGAATTTAGATCATTGGATGAGAATAAAAATAGTTGTATACAAGAAATGAAATGTATTAATTATTTTAAACATTTAGTAAGCAATAATTTTGCAGTAACTAAAACTTTTGATGGTTGTAAATCTGATATAATTATTAAAAAATTTGATGAACTTCAAGATTTGTGGTTAGGAATTCAAGTTAAATCAACTAACAAAAAAACTGAGAGAGAACAATATTATTTTAGATTAAATAATGGAAGATATGATAATTGTATTCTTTTATGTATTTGCGAAGAAGACAAAAAAATGTGGTTGATACCATATCAAGAAGTTCATGGTTTAAAAACTATTGGAGTCGCACAAAAATCAAAATATAATAAATATGAAGTTACTTCTGAAACTTTAATAGAAAAACTAACTATTTATTATAATTCAACAATTAAATTTGATTTTAAGACATTGAATACTCCAACAAGCAAAAGCCAACAACAAGAACAAGAATATCGTAATTTAAGAGAAACAAAAATAGATTTTATTGAATTCGTAAACAATGATACAGAAGGGCTTGTTTATGATTTTAAAATTGGAGAGAAAAAAGTTCAAGAAAAAGTAGGTTCTATTACACATAATAATCCAAATTCTTTTATATTTAATTTAATTAAATATAAATGCAGAATTGATGGAAAATGTGTGAATCAAAGTTATCAAGAAGGAGATAATGATTTGTATTGGCTACATTGTAAAAATGGAAAATTTTATGTTATTCCAGAAAAAGAATTGATTGACAATGGATTTATTGGAAATGATTGTAAAGAACATTTATATGTTTCCCCTACAAATGAGAATACAGAATGGTGTAACAAATATTTATTTGATTATGACAATGTAGATAAAGAACGTCTGCTACAAATAATTAATGTATAAATATAATTTATAATAATTTATTATAATTATTATATATAAATGTCTAGAAATTACGCTAATTATCCACAATATTTAGGTGCACTTAAATGTTGCGATTTAAGAACTCAAGGTCCTTTAGGTCCTATTGGTCCAACTGGTCCATCAGCAATAGGTCAAATGGGACCAACTGGTTCGACCGGACCTTCTGTCACTGGACCAACAGGTAGAAGTTGTAAGGGTGATACTGGTGCAAAAGGACCTACAGGACCTACAGGTGATACAGGACCTACAGGTAATACTGGTCCTACAGGAACATTCACATCAGGATTTATTATTGATGCTAGTCTTAATTCTATTACGGACGTATCATATGGCTTTACAGGTAATATTGTGTCATATACTCCTTCTCAAGCTGGTATATGGATAATTTGCGGAACTATATATGTAGGACCAGTATTACCTGCTCCAAATGATCAACTTTCTGGAAATATTAGTATTTCTAAAAATAGCATTATTTTTTGGCAAAATATAGTTCAGGACAATTTTGGGGAAAGTATCACTATAAGTTGTGCTGTTAATGCTAATGGTACTACTGATACAATCAAAATAGATATGTATTATACATTAGTTAGTGGTGGTTCAGGTTTAAGTTATGGATTTCTACTAGGGCCTTTAACCATTGTTCAATTTATTCGGGTTGGTTGAGATTTTTAACTATTATATGTAAATAAATATATATATTATATGTAAATAAATATATAGAGAATAAATTTATTTTTATTTATTTATGACCACAATTGTTTCAGCATTTGTAAGCGATATTAATTCGAGGGAAGATAGAGATATTACTAGTTATTATTTATTAGGTAAATTACTTTTACAATCAACAACGCCAAAAATAATTTTTCTTGATGAAAAAATGTATAATTTAATTCAACCAAATGATTATGATAAAGATACAACCCTTCTCATAAAATATAATAAATATGAGAGTTATTTGTATAAATATATAAATAATTTACATACTTTTACATTAAATACAGATAATCCTTCAAAAGATACACTTGAATATATGTTTACAATCTGTAATAAAACAGAATGGATAAGAAAAGCTATAGAAAATGATATTTTTCATTCTGATAATTTTATTTGGATTGATTTTGGAATAAAACAAGTATGTAATTGGTCTGATGATGAATTTATTCAAAAATTAAATAATTTATACCATAAACAATATGAAAAAGTGCGAATTGGACATATATGGGATTTATCATTGCACTATAATATTGATATATTAAGACAAATATCATGGTATTTCGCAGGTGGGGTTTTTGGTGGTAATAAAAATATTCTCTTACAATTTGCAGATTTAATGAAAGAAAAATGTATTGAAATTATGAATGAGACTGGTACAATTATGTGGGAAGTAAATATGTGGTATATTTTATATACAGAAAATCCAGATTTATTTGAGCCTTATCCATGTAATCATTCAAATTCTATAATTGATAACTATTAACTATATTTTACGATTGAATCTATATATTTTTTATCGTAAACTCCAATACGAGTTGTTCTGTCCCATGTGCTATAATTTATTAAAACTTGATTATCTTCTACAACAATACTTAAACAATATTCAATTGGTTCGCCTTCAAATTTAAAAGGTGCGGAATATCTAAGTAAATTCATATCAGCGTCAAAAATAGAAATAATATGGTAATAATGCCTTGGATTATCATATGACACAATATGATTTACAAACCATATTTCAGTTTCTTCAATATTAATCTTAATATTGCCATTAGATTTTTCATCTATTTTTTTTGTATAATTAAAACCGCATGTTGAGCCACGTACTTTTGAAAATATTTTTGGCATTTCTTTAGTTTCAGAAACTGTAATAGTATTATTTTCATTTAATTTACAAATTTTTAATGGATGCCAATCATATATAATATAGTTATCTTTTTTATAATCTACAAAAACCCAATTTTTTTCACAACTAGAACTGTTAAAATTTTGTTTTAATTCATTTACTATAAGTTTTTTAGAATTCAAATCATAATCACCTGAAACAATTCCAATATTGTTTGTTTGATGATATCCAGTTCCTATGTAAATTAATTTATCTTTATAGTTATCATAAAATATTCTAACGTCTTCAATACCAATATATCGTCTTCCATCAAATTCAACTTCTAACCAGTCTTCTTTAATAAGATTAAAATTTTTATCAAATTCAACAAATTTATTAATAGAAATAATATGTTTCTCACAATTTATATAACTACCGTTAGGCTGAATATTATAATTAACATATCTTATATTACAAAAATATCCATCACTATTAGGTTTTTTTATTAAACAACTAGATGATGAAACAAAATTAATATTTTCATTATTTATGTTTGAATTAATTGAGCTGTCGACATAATAAAGTGTTTTATTTTGTAAAATTTGTTTATAAAATTTCATGTTAGATAAAACATTATCAATTTCCATATTATTATTTGAATTATTAAAAACGGTAATTATTTGTTTATCAATATTTTTGATTCCGCAATAAGCTGAAAATATTGTATATTCATAATATATTTCGTAAGTATAAACATTATTATGTAAAAATAAATATGTATCTTTATTAAAGTTCTGTTCCAATATTTCATTTGCTAGATTATAAAAATTGTAACATAATTTATGTTTTGATTTTTCTCTATAATATTTAATGATTTCATATAATGCTTCCAGACGATTAGGATAAAAATCATATCCTTCTAGCCAATAATATAAAGCATTAGCAAATTTATTTAAATTTTTATAGCATAATCCAAGTCTATAATAACTATACCATACTTCTTCTTGCCAACCGCCAAATTCAATACGTTTTATATAAAATGGAATAGCTTCTTCATATTTTCCCAAGTCATGATAACTATTTCCCAAATAAAAATAGTAACGATGATTATTTGGTTCATCTTTTATTCCATTAGTAAGTAAGAGAATATCTCTTTCAAATTTGTCAGATTTAGCTCCACCATCTCCAATATCATTTATAAAAATATCAGATTTATTCAAATTAATTATTGTATTATTTTGTGGAGTATCAATATATTCATGTGTAACTCCAACATATTTATATAATCCATTATTTCTAATAATTCTAAGATTTTGATAATAAAATGAATTGTTGCCTTGAAGGACGTTAAAACTTTGAGCAGAATTTAATATAGATTTGTCGAAATTTTTAATTTCTAAAATCATATCTGCATCAAGTAATATGACATAATCAGATAAACCGATACAAGACTGTAATGCAAAATTTCTATTATGACAAAAATTTTTAAATGGTTCCTGAACAATTTTGCCAGATATACCTTTTTCTTTAAAGTATTCTTCGATAATCTGAATAGTATTATCGGTTGAACCGGTATCACAAATGCAATATGAGTCAATAATAGAAATTACAGAGTCAAATAATCTTTTAATGATTTTACTTTCATTTTTAACAATCATATTTAAACACAATGTAGTTGGTTTTTCTAAAAAATCCATTTTATTAATAAATAAATAAGTATTTAAATTAATAAATAAATAAGTATTTAAATTAATAAATAAATAAGTATTAAAATTAAATTAAATTAAAATATATAATATAATTATAAAATGGCATTTACAAGATTTAAATATGATGATTGTAGAACAAAAAAATCACTACAACAATCAACTGACCCTGGAAGATGGATTTTAAATGTTCCTGGTAACGGTGATACACCTTGTTATATGGAAGACCCGCAAATTATTCCTCAAAAATGGGGAGCAAATTTAAGAACAAATACTATAAATTTAGAAAGCGATTTAAGAGGTGTGAATAGACATATAAGCAGAGATTGTTTAGGAAAAGATGAGTACCAGAGATATGATGTGCCAAATCAAGCAATTCAATATCCAACTTGTTCTACATTAACAACAGAACAATCAAGAGCAACAAATCCTGCATGGTGGTATAGAGATTTAGCACAAACTGATTGGGAATATCCTCCATTAAATCCACAATCAAATGTTTGTATTCCATTTCAAAATAATTTAAGTACAAGAATTTTAGAAAAAGATTACTTCACACCAAAGAGGGATTGTGTTTTAGATGAGACAAAACAAATGTTACCATCAAGTTATAATCTAATTAGAGGTGGATATGTAGGAGGTCCAACAGTATGTGTTCAAACCAATTCATGTCAAAATATTTAATAAATTAAATTCATTAATTTACTTGCTTTTTAAAGGCAGATTTAGATTATTATATATGAATTAAAATATAATACTTTATATATATAAATATGGAAATAGCGCTCCCATTAATAGCATTAGGTGGTATGTATGTAATATCAAATCAAAAAAACGAAGATTGCACTAAAAAAGAAATCAGAAAAATAACACAAGAAAATTTTGTAAATATGGGAACTAGAACAAATTTATCTACAAGACAAAGTGAAAGTCATGGAAATTATTTACCAAATACAAATATTCCTCCTCAAAATTTTCCTGTAACAAATATAAATCAATTATCTGATACAGTTCAAAATTACCCAAATCCAAATACAGCAACTGATAAATACTTTAATCAAAATTTATATCAACAAAAAGAGAGAAAAGGAGTATCAGTAGGTCAAAATCCACAGGATATATTCTCTCTAACTGGTAATTATCTAAACTCAGACCAATTTAAACATAATAATATGATTCCTTTCAACGGAGGAAAAGTTAAGGGTAAAACATATGATGTCAATATTACTGAATCTGTTTTGGATAATATGATTGGTTCTGGTTCTCAAACTATAAAAAAAATTGAGCAAGCACCTTTATTCAAACCAGAAGAAAATATGCAATGGGCTTATGGTATGCCTAATCAATCTGATTTCTTTCAATCACGTGTTAATCCTGCTATGAAAAATAACAATGTTAAACCATTTGATAGTATTATGGTTGGGCCTGGATTGGACAAAGGTTATGGTATAAATGGTTCAAATGGTTATAATTCTGGTATGGAAGCAAGAGATAAATGGTTGCCTAAAACAGTAGACGAATTGAGAGTTGATACTAATCCTAAATTAGAGTATGAATTATTAGGTCATGAAGGTCCAGCTGATTCATTTATTAAAACCGCTCCAACAACTCAGATGTTAGGTCGTGTCGAAAAACAAAGACCAGATACATTTTTTATTAATACTCAAGATAGATGGTTAACTACTACTGGAGCATCTAAAGGTGAAACTTTAAGACCTATTCAGGAGATGGGTCTTATTAGAAGAAATGACATTCCTGTTGATTATATGGGGCCAGCCGGTTCTATTGAAGTAAAAGCAGCATCTGCTCCTCAAAATTATGAAGCTGCTAAACGTCATGAACCTTTTAAAGGTGGAATAAACCCATCATCTGCTATGGGACGTGGTGATGGTAGTGATAAAAATGAATTTCTTAAAAGTCACACAAATTATGAGAACCACCGTTCAACAGTCAAACAACCCGACACATTAAGAAGTGGTTTTAGTGGTGCAATTGGTGCTGTAATTGCGCCTTTAATGGATATATTAAAGCCCACAAGGAAAGATGAGACTATTAATAATGTAAGAGTTTTTGGTGATGTAGGAACATCATCTATGGTTAAAGGACCTGTTTATAATCCACAAGACTCAACATCAACTACTATTAAAGAAACCACACTCTATGCTTCTACATTTAATATTAATAATCAAAAAGAAGGATTATATGTTAATAATTATACATCTCCTGATTTGACACAAAGAGATACTACTAGTAGTGAATATTTTACTTCTGCAGGTGGTTATGCAACTGGTTATGGTGATATGAATTATGAATCAGCATATAGACAACATAATAATGATATTAAATCACAAACTATTTACAATAGAACTAATCAAGGAGGAACACAAATATTTAATCAACAGATGAATGTTCATTGTAAGGATGATTGTGATAGATTTTCTGGAAGAGTAAATCCAGCATTTTCTAGATTAAGTTCATTACCACCATCTGTCCAGACTTATGGAGCTATTCATTCACCTCAATACTATAATGAATGTGCTGGATGCGATAGAATTAATCCTGATATTCTGACTGCATTTAAAAATAATCCATATACACAATCGTTAACAAGCTCTGTATAATTAAATATTTTTTATAAATATTTTTTCAATAATTTATAAAAATGCTTAAAGTAATAATTATATATTTTATATAATGATGAAATCAACCTCTTATCCTAAATGTGTTCGTTCTTTTTTGGAATTTTATCAATCTAATAAGAGTTTATTATTATTAGATTGATAATAATATATATGTAATTATAAATTTCTTACTAATTGCTTACTAATTACTTAATTAAATAAATTAATACGTTCTATTTAAATATAAAAACACTTCGTAAAATATAGTAACTTAATGTCATTAATTATTCATCAAAATATAAAAGAAAAATTAAATTACTTTCATGAAATTCATAAAATACCAAACATTATTTTCCATGGACCAACAGGAAGTGGTAAACGTTCAATTGTGAATGAATTTATTAGTAAAATTTATGATAATGACAGAGTGAAAATAAAATCTTTTATTATGTATGTAAATTGTTCACATGGTAAAGGTATTAAATTTATTAGAGAAGAACTTAAATTTTTTGCAAAAACACATATAAATTCAAATGGAGGTAATAATTTTAAAAGTATAATATTATTAAATGCAGACAAATTAACAATGGATGCTCAATCAGCATTACGAAGATGTATAGAGTTATTTAGTCATAATACACGTTTTTTTATTGTGGCTGAAGATAAATATAGTTTAATGAAACCTATTATTTCAAGATTTTGTGAAATATATGTTCCTGAACCGGTAATCAATGGTCAGACTATTAACTTGTATAAATATAATTTAAATGAGATTTTTAAAATGAAAGATATAAAAATTCAGAAGTCATATGCTCTATCAAAAGAATTGAATAAAATAAATAAAAAAATAACATTAGATGAACTTATGATATTATGTTTAAAATTTTATGAAAAAGGATATAGTGCTTTAGATATAATATTATTATTAGAAAGTTCAAAATTTTTTGAAAATTTATTAACAACAGAAAGACGATACGAATTATTGATATGTTTTAATCGTGTAAGGAGAGAATTTAGGAATGAAAAATTATTAATATTATTTATATTAAATTTTATCTTTTTAAGTTCAGAATTATGTTTAGAAAATATAAGTTTTATGTAAATGGATGACTTTAATGTTAGTGCGCTTCATGAGTCTAAAAATGAATGGGGAGCTAGATTAGTAACTCTGTTAACGCCTTTAGTAATTGATGGTTATAAATCTATTCTTGAAGAATCAATCAAAATGTGTAAAGAAAATAATGAGATGGATAAATATTTAATGACCTTTCAGAATTTAATCTCTCGAATTCCAAAATGGAATCAGCAAATTGTTGAAAATGAGCGAAAAAGAATATGCGAAAAATCCGGTTGTAATTATTTAGAAGATTTAGTGACATGTGTTCATATTATTCAACTAAAAGTTTTAACAGCTATGAGAGTTGGACAAAAACAAAAGAAGATTGATATTAATGTACCTAAATTAGACGATTTTGTTCATAAAGTTTATATCAATGTAGCCAGAAAGGTTTATAAGAATGTATATTTATTCCAATATGGCATTGAACCATTGCAGATTCAGAAAAATTATAGAGAATTAGAAGTTATTGTTCAAGAGTGTATATTAAATACCTTGAGAGAAAGTATTCCTGTTGAAGCTATATTGAAGGCTTATATGGATGAATCAGTTGAAGAAGATGTTATTGAAGAAATAAAAGAAGAAGTAACTCATGAACCAATTATAGAAAACGCACCTGCTGTTACTGCATCTGGATTACAAAAAAATGGTGTCAGTTTCAATAATATAGACTATGTAAAATCAGATAATGGCGTAACTCAAATAAATGCACCAAAAAATATTGATAGATTAGAAGAAATAAGTAATATAAGAAATGAGCAAAGAAAAAGAGAATCTGAAGAAGACGATGATAATATTAAATTAAATATTTCAGACCAAGATTTTAGTTTAGATAATTTAGATATTCATAATATTGAAGAACCAAAATTAGATTTATTACCAGATTTATTGATAGATGAAATAGAAATTTTAGAGTAAATTGCGTAAAATTATTAATAAGATTATTCTTCGATAAATTAATAAATGACTAGTATATTTATAATAGCAGCAGTAATTTCACTTACATTTTTAGTAATAAAATTTTTAGAAATGAGATATATTGAAAAAGAAAGTAAACCATTAAAGCTTTTAATTAGAGATACTCTTTTAGTTTATTTCAGTGTAATTTTAGCTAATTTTGTAATGGAGCAAATCAATCCAATTATGACAGCTGGAGCAGGTAAAAAAGTTACCCCTGTTTTTACTGATAATCCTACATTTTAAATTTAAAATCAAATATTATTTATTACACCTTTTCTCATTTAAAACGCCCATTTTATAATTTAATAATAAAAATATTTAAAAATATATTCTTATTATTTATTAGTCAAAAATGAATGAAGAATATAAAATTAAAGAATTAGAAGAAGAATTAGAAAAAACAAAACAAGAAAATAGTATATTAAAAGAAAAACTAAAAAATTATACAGCACCTCCAAGAAGTAAAACTTATTATGAAAATCATAAAGACGAAATTATAAATAAAAATAAAGAGTATAAGAAAAAAACGAATTATGTATATGAAGTTTCGCCTGAAAAAAAGAAAGAATATGCTAAAACTGCTTATTTGAATAAAAAGGAAAAATTACAGAAAATAAAAGAAAACATTTAGGAAATTTATATAAAATATTGCGTCAAAATTTATATAAATATAATCTTTAGTAAATATATAGAATGAAAGGAAAGAAGAAAAAGTTGAAGGATGAATTCAAAGAGTTTAGGAATAATGATAAATCCGCTTACAAAACATTTAAAATACCACTCAAAACCATTTTATTGAATTGTGAAATGATACAACCTGATATAAATAATTTGGTTTTTGAAATGAACAATTTAGTTATTCACACTTATCAATTTATTCGGTTATATGTTTTGAATTGCTATACAAATAAGCAACCCTTACCTGAATTAGATGAAATTTTTATTTCCTATTGTATAAAATCACTTGGAACAAGGGATAATAGAGGAAAGAAATGTAAGGATACTGAACTTTTAGAAACATTAGACAAGTTTTATCAAGAAGAATATCAACCTTTACTTAACCACGAGAAAACAAATTTGAAAAATACAACATTTTTATTACCTTATTTAGCAACACAAATTCATACTTCATTACATAATAATTTTCAAGAACATTTTATCCAGTACTTTTTAAGATTTATCAATATAACAACATCAAAAATAACTGAAGATAAATCTATTTTATTCAAATTGAAACATCAACTTATGAACTTGAATAATGAAACTGATGAAATGTTTAATGAATGGAAAAATACTCATTTATCCAACATTTTACCTACTGAAATTAAAAAGACAATTCATTATGATGTGAAAGTTAGACCTTTTGAATATTTGAAAGGAATGTTGTATATGAATGAAATATTAGAAAAAATGGAAAGTAAGTTATTTCAACCATTACCATTACGAAACAATATTATTCCAAAGCATATCATCATAGATACTGCGAGTTTAATAAATTTGTTTTGTCCTAACAAAGATAAAGATGGAAACAAAGTAAAAAAGGGTGAATTGTTAAGTAATGTAAAAGAAAACCAAAATGAAGTATGGTGTAATTTTTTGAATTTAAAAAATACAATATTCAAAAATAAACATTATCAATTTCATTATCAAATTCAAACAGATGGTATTTCGTGTTGTTTATTATTTATCAGAAAAGATTTGAAGGATAAAAAATGGGGTTCAAGAGTTCCTACTTTACCAGAACAAGATTTTTACAATATTGAAGATTTATCAAAAGAACAATTAGATACATTGGAGGAAAGGAATGTTGTTGGTTGTGACCCTGGTAAGCGTTCGTTGGTTTATATGATGGATAAAAATGGTAATAAATTACAATATACTGCACCGCAAAGAAAACGAGAAAGCAAAGCGAAAACAAACCAGCGAATATTATTGGAAGAAAAGAAACGAAATAACATCATAGAAAAGGAAACTCATTTATCATTACAAAATAGTAAATCAGTAGATTATAATAAATTCAAAGTGTATCTTGTAGAAAAGGATAAACTGAATAAGGAAACAACTGAATTTTATAAACGAGAAACATGGAGAAAAATGAAATTTAGGCAATATAGTTATGGTAAGAAATCCATAGATACATTTCTAAATAAAATAAAAGAAACTTTTGGAGAAAATATTCTTATTGGTTATGGTAATTGGTCAAGAAGCACTCAAATGAAGCATTTTATGCCTACCATGAATAAGGGATTAAGAAAACAAATCCATAAGAAATACGATACAATTACTATTAATGAATGTAATACAAGTAAGAAATGTTGCGAATGTTATAATAACTTGGATTACTACAGACATAAAAATGGAGAGAAACAATTTCGTCTTTTAGTTTGCTCTAACTGCGTGAGACCTCAAGTCAAACAAACCGTATTTAGAACAAGAGATGCGAACTCTTCCATAAACATAATGAATTTAGCAAAATGTTGGATAGAAAAACAACAAAGACCATTATGTTTTCAAATTTCGTCTTTCACCTCTTCAAATACTCAAAAGGAAGAGGAAAAAGTTAGACCATCGTAGGTGAAACTCCTACTATTGATTTTACACTTTTTCTTATTTTTTGTCCAGTAAAATGGGCGTTTTAAATGAGAAAAGGTGTAAAAATAGGAATAAATGCGTATAATTCGACAACAAGTTGCTATTGTACGACAGTTCCATGTCCAGTAGAAGGCAAAAATTTGCTAACAATTGGAGGTGGAACTAGTGGAACATATTATTATACTTTACATAATAATATACCTGTGATATCGTCTGCAAGTGTTAGTGTTTCAATACAAAATATGAACAAAGGAACTGACACCACAACATGCACACAAAATTATGCGCGTTCATTGGATGATGACGGTGTTCAGGATTGTGATGCCGGACATATTTTAGCAAACCATTTAGGTGGTCCTGGTAATCAACCAATTAATATATTTCCACAGGATTTAAGCATTAACCGAGGGGCTTATGCTCAATATGAAGATAGTATATACACTTGTATAACCACAAAAGGTGTAAATTATGCAGATTTATCTTGGTCTTTTACTTACTCATCAAATTCAAAAACAAAACCAATAAATGTTAAATATGATGTTTATTATATAGGCGGAACATGTGCATCATCCAGCAAAACATTTAACAATTAGCGACCGGTCCAAACCTTGACAACAAGTCTTGGTATAGTGCCTTTTTTTAAGTCAATCATATATTGTTCAAATGTATAACCCCATTTCTCATACTTCATGATGTCCCCAAATAATGATTTTTTTTTAAATAATTCTGGAATTTCTGTGCAAAAAATTAATCCAAAAATTCTCTCCAAACAACATCTATCTTCCCTACATTTAACAGCATGAATCATGTTGATTATATTATATTTATCTTGTATTGATTGTAAAAATGATAAATTTATATATGACTGAACTCCAAAACAACCATTCCATTTATCTGTTGATAAACCAAGAACATTTAATTCTTTATTAATTTTACTATCTAATATAAAATTATTTTTTAAACAAGAAGTTATTCGTTTAGTATTTTCAATATTTTCTTTATCTGAGTAAAAAAACCATAGAGGAATAACTTTTATTCCATTTAATTTTTCAAAATTTACTCTTTTATGAAAAAAAACACTATCATGAATAATGATTGCATTTTGAAAAAATTTATATTTTAAAAAATAATAATATGGCAAAAGCTCACCTCTTCCAGGAAATTCTGATTGTATTATCTCTACATTTTTGTAGTCAAATTCAGATTTAACATAATCATAGTTGCTATTATCATCAATTATAACTATTTTTTTTAACGGATATAACGTTCTTAACAGCTTAACACTATGATTCCAATATTTATTTGTTAATACTGAATTAACATGCCTAGTTATTATAAATCCAAAGTTATCCATAATATATATATAAATAAAATCTATTATGGATTATCATTAATAAAATAATTCTAAACATGTGATGGAATTTTATCTATATTTATTATTTCATCAATATTCTTAATATCTCCATTGAATTTTGAAAATTTATCAAACTCTGGTCTTTCTAATTGAGCTTGTGGTGTATGATTATGAACACATCTTGCAATCATTTTGTATAATTTAAAATCTGGATATCTCTCTACACCATTGGTCTTATAAATAATATTAATACCTTTATCATCTAAACACCATTCGAAAATCATACGTTTAATAGGGTCGTTAATTTTACTTAAGTCTTTCATTTCTTCAAAATCATCAATCACATAATCAAAAATTGAACATGCTAGTCTACATAAATCAAAACTATAATTAGGTTCTAATCTTGGTTTCTTCTCATTAAAATAAGGTTCAGTGTTATATTGAGTAGCTGCATCACCTCCCGTTTGAAAACTATCACTGCAAAAAACTTTTCCATCAAATTTGAAGATACTTCTACCAAAGTCTATAATTTTAAATATTCTTCCAAATGTTGGAACTTTATAATACTTTTTCTTATAACAATAATACAAATATTTCTTATCAGTTTCATTATACATTATATTATTTGTATGTAAATCATTATGTGTAAAATTAAATGCTTTTTGATAAGTTATTAAAATCATAATTATCTGCATAAATGCTGATAACCACTCATCTTCAGATAATTCATTGCTTAAAATCAAATCATCAAATGTATTCTTGCAATATTCCATTCCAATAACTTGAACAGGAAATTTTGGAATTGTAACATTAATTCTTTCTTCTTCTTCATCCAAATCATCATCATCATCATTATCATCATCATCATCATCTTTTTCTCCACTTGTATCACTATTTTTGTCTCCATTTTTTTCTGAACCAGAATCAAATACCTCATTATCTTCATCACAATTTTCACAATCTTCTAAGTCTTCATCATTAGTATGAGATGAACGGGATGAACATGTAGAATTAGATTTCAATGTAACCTGATTATCTATATGCATATTAGTATTATTAGAATTAGTTATATCAACTAAATCTATAGACATATCCTTAAGGTAATTTAAGTCAATTGTATTTTCTTCATCAAACACTTCATCAAATATTTCATTATCAACCGAAGCTAAAGATTTTAAACTTATATTATTACCTATCGTTAATGGTTTCAACTTTGTTTGTTCTTGTTGAAATAAATGCTCATATTCGTCAATCTTAAATAAAATATTCTTATTTTTATTAAAAAATTCAGAATTATTAAGGTAATCTATATCATCAAAAACATTTATTTTAAAATCATTTTTGATTGCTAAGAAAGAACCATAATAATCTACACCATGAATAAATTTAAATGTATTTCTTAATTGACTTGATAAAAATAAAAACAAACCATCTACATATCCTGCGTTATTATTATCAATAAACTTGGCATTACAATCTTCCATAGTTGAATTTAGTTTTGGTAGATTAAATAGTTTTTCATTTGAAATATCATATTTACCAATCATATATTTATATGGGTCTAACAAAGGAGCCATCTTAAAGAAAACTTCTCTATCCTTTACCTTACTATTATCCATATTTTTGATTCTACACATAAAAAGATTATCATTTTCTTCATTATTTCTTTCGGTATTAATGCTTGAAATAAACCATTTATTATTCAAATTAATACTATTATAATTTGTATCATTTAAATTGAAAAATCTTGCATAAATAGGTATATAGTTTTGAGTTTTAGAGAGAAAAAGTGAAGTTGGTTCCTCAAAATGTTTAAATAATTCAATATTTTTCCTTTTTTGATAATTTATGCTTATCATCTTTAGTGAATTAAAATATAAATTAATTTTGTTTTTAACTAATTATTTGATTAAAGTATTTTTAATCTTTCTAAAAGTAATTAACAATCAAAACTTTGACTTCGTTTGATTTAGGAAATAATAGCATATAATAAAAAAATAAAGGTTTAATAAAACGCGAACCATTTACAAGTATATTGTTATCAAATTATTAAATATTTAGTACTGGTAATTCAGGTTTATTTCGTTTAATTAGATATTATTTATTACAAAATATTATATAATGACTTTAGAGCTTAGAAAATTCGATATGAAAAGCATACAATTTAAAGCTACTGAAAATAAAGGTCCCGTTGTTGTTTTAATTGGTAAGCGTGATACAGGTAAGTCATTTTTAGTTAGAGATTTATTATGGTATCAACAAGAGATTCCTATTGGAACCGTGATATCTGGAACTGAAGAAGGTAACGGTTTTTACGGTAAAATGGTGCCGAGATTATTTATTCACAATGAGTATAATTCAGCTATTATTGAGAACATCTTAAAGCGTCAGCGAACCGTATTAAAACAAGTCAAAAAGGAGATGGATACATATAAACGCTCATCAATCGACCCAAGAGCATTTGTTATTCTTGATGATTGTTTATATGACAATACATGGTCTCGTGATAAGTTAATGCGTTTATTATTTATGAACGGTAGGCACTGGAAGGTCATGTTAGTCATCACAATGCAGTACCCATTAGGTATTCCTCCCACACTGAGAACCAATATAGATTATGTTTTCATTCTTCGAGAAAATTATATTGCAAATAGAAAACGAATTTATGAGAACTATGCCGGTATGTTTCCAACATTCGAAGCATTTTGTCAGGTTATGGACCAATGCACTGAAAATTATGAGTGTCTTGTTATTAATAATAACTCCAAATCTAATAAATTGAGTGACCAAGTATTTTATTACAAAGCTGACAATCATAATGATTTCAGATTAGGTTCAAAAGAATTCTGGGAATTATCTAAGGGATTACCAGATGAAGACCAGGAAGAACAATATGACCCTTCTAAAACAAAAAAACGCGGCGGTGGTCCTAGAATTAGTGTTAAAAAGACTACTGGGTGGTAAATTTTTGCTCCTCCTTTAGGTAAATCAATATTTTGATTTTACTTTTTAAAACAAAAACAAAATATTAATAATAACTTAAAGACTAAATTGTTATTAATGTATAATTGAATGGAGCAATTAGATATTGTTAAACTTATCGAAGATAACCCAATAACTAAGTTATCAAATGACTATAATATTAAATTATTGACAAAAATTAAAGAAAATTTTACAGATTTTGAACAACAATTATTTTTATCAAGCTTTTATTGTTATTTAAATTGCGATACTGTAAAAGATTTTGTTATTGATTTAGATAGTGTCTGGAAATGGCTTGATTTTAATCAAAAGTATAATGCGGAAAGATTGTTAGAAAAATTTTTTAAAATTGATAAAGATTACAAATGTTTGCTCCTCCAAAATGAGGAGCAAAAAAAAGGAAGAGGTGGTCATAATATAAAAAAAATTTCATTGAACATTGAGACATTTAAAAAATTTTGTCTAAAGGCTGGAACAAAAAAAGCTGACGAAATTCATGAATATTATATCAAATTAGAACAAATTTTACAAGAAACAATTAATGAGGAATGCAACCAATTAAAATTACAATTACAAAATAAAGATAAACTTATTAATCAAAAACAAAAAGAAGTAGAACAAGCTTTAATTAGTCAGTTTCCAGTAAATACAGAATGCATTTATTTTGGAACAATTGATGACACAAATGAAAATGGAGAGAAATTTATTAAATTTGGTCATACAAATGATTTATCAAATAGAGTTTCTTATCATCATAAGCATTATATCAATTTTAATCTAAAAAATGCATTTAGAGTTCATAACAAAGTTGAAATTGAAAATCTCATTAAAAATCATTCAAAAATTAAACCACAATTAAGAACAATTAAAATTAATGACAAAAATAAAATAGAAATTATTGCATATAATGATATTTTTACTATTGATAAATTAACTAAAATTATAAAAGAAATTATACAATCCAAAATTTATAGTATTGAAAACTTTAATAAGCTTACAAAACGCAATGAAGAATTAGAGTCAATAAACAATTTATCGAATGAAAAAATTCTTCTTCTTGAAAAAAATAGTTTGGAGCAAATTATTGAAATTAACAATTTGAGAGAAAAACTTGATAAACAGCATAAACTTATTGATTCTATAAAGATTAATGAAGAATCGGTTTATCAAAACATTTTATTGCCTGAAGATGAAATAAATAAAAAATTTAATAATTTTGTGAATGAAATTTGTATTGTTAGACCGGATGTGCAAGAATTGTCTGTAAATTTGGAAGGAAGATATCGGTTATGGAGCAAAGTCAAACCAACCAAAGAAGCATTTCACGCTCTTAAAAATTATTTAGATACAAGATTCAAACCAAAACGAATTGATGGAAATCATGGGTATATGGGCATTAAATTAAAATCAGTTGAATATAAAAAAACTTCCAATATTTCAGATGTTGAAAATTTTATTTTTAATTCGTGTGAATTTTCAGATTGCGGAAAGATATTAAACTCTTCGCTATTGAGAGAATATCAAAAATGGAAAACAAGCGTTAATAAAGAATTAACAGATAATGATATGAAAGAAATAAAAATTTACTTAAATGAATCACCATATACTTTAAAAGCTACCGTTTGGACTGATGGTGAATCTAATGAAGGTTATTACGGCGTTTCTTTGAAAAAACCATATATTCAAAAACAAATTACATCATCAACTGGCAAAAAGGTGTATAAAAGAGAAAAAACTACAAACGAATTATTATCAACATGGGACACAATAGCAAAAGCAGCAGAGATGGAAGGAATTTGTTCTGCTAAAATGAGCAGGTATATTAAAAATAAAAATATAATAGATGACTATTATTATAGTGTTATTTAGAGCAACGCGTATTTTAAATGCCGACTTTATTAGTCAAAAATTCATATCGAAAGAATTGTTAGAAAACAATTTTTATATAAATAAAGACTATAAAGTTTTGCTTTCTCTGTTGGGAAAGCAAAAAAGATAATAGAGGTAGTCATAATAAAGAAATAATTATTCTAACTATTAAATATAAAAAATTTTATTAATAATAAAATGTTTCAAATCACTATGTTTGAAATCTCAACCCAAAAAATCATATCGAAAGAATTTATAGGAAAAATTTTTTATATAAATAAAGACTATAAAGTTTTGATTTCTCTCTCTCAGGAGAGAAAAATGAGTAGATGGGTTAAAAATAAAACACTCATAAACGATTATTATTATTATGGTGAAATACCACAATATTTTCTTTAAAATTTAATTTAAAGATAATATGTAAGTAAAGATAAATGTCTAATAATATTGATAAAATATTTTACATCAATTTAAATAAAAGAACAGACAGACGTTTGGAAATTGAAAATGAATTGAATAATTTTGATTTGTCTTTTGAACGATTTGAAGCAATTGAAACTTCAGATTTTGGAATTTATGGTTGTGGTTTGTCTCATTTAGGGGTTTTAAAAATTTCAAAGGAACGAGGATATAAAAATGTTTTAATACTTGAGGATGATTTTACATTTCTAGTTTCAAAAGAAGAATTTGAAAATAATTTGACAAAATTTTTTGAAAGTGAAATTAATTATGATGTATGTAAATTAGCATATAATTTACACGAATTTCAAGAAATAAATAATGAGACTTTAGGAAAAATAGTGTATTCAGCTACTGCATCAGCTTATATAGTTAATAATCATTATTTTGAAAAACTAATTAATCTTTATGAATTGGCAATGCCTTTATTAAATAGTACTAAACGCCACTGGATATATGCTAATGACCAAATATGGAAAGACTATCAGAAACAAGATAATTGGTATTATTTTAAGATAAGAATTGGTAAACAAAGACCATCTTATAGTGACAATGGACAAAACTTTACAGACTATAATGTATAATTTAATAGAATTTATAAATCATTTTATTAAATTATTTATTTTTTATTTGCAAATGGTCCAGACTTTAATAAACTTTGACCATTATCACTCTTTCCAACTACAATATTTTCTCCTTCAAATAATTCCTTACAAATGTCAGCAGTTGAAATATTTTCTTGTTCTCCTAATGCAAATTCTTGAGTGCTTGAATTATTTACACCAATTAAGTTTCCTTTTTTATCAATAGTTTGAGACAACGTATTACCACTTTTTTCTGCATTCTTAATATTCTCTTCAATAGCATTTTGTTTACTTTCTTTAACACGTTGTTCAAATGCAGTCTTAGCATTAGACTCGTTCTTTTGTTTCTCATGCATTAATTGATTAAGTTCTTCTTCCATATATTCAACACGACCAGTCTTATATGCTTCAGGGTCCCAAGGCATCCACATTCCAACAGGTCCAACCATAATATCATGATTTGGGTCAATTTCTCTTAACATTTTACATCTTAATTCAGCTTCTTCTTCAGTTGGATACACACCTCTGACCTTTAATCCTCTTGTACTTGTTTGGAAATTATGTTGAACATCAAATTTCTTTTGTAATTCATCTTCATGATTATCTAGATAAGTTTTATAATCATCTGATAAATTTGATTTAGCTAAATTGTCCTTTTCCTCTTGAACAAAATCTTTAAAATCTTTATTCAAATCTTCAAATGATAAATTGTATTTAAAAGAAATAAAATTAATAAATTGCAAAAATTTTTCCATTGACTTATTGAATTCCCAATTCTTTAGGAATTCTTGAAAAAAGAATATTTCCTTCTCTTTAAGAATTTTTTCAGGGGAACAAAAAGACATACATACAAATTTTTGACCTGCAATAGACTTATCTTCTTCTAATAAATCAACATATTTAGGATTAACTTTTCCATTTGTTTCTTTTCTTTCAAAACCAGATTTTTTAGCTTGTTTGTTTTTAGAACGATCCATTTTAATTAATTAAATTATTTATTTTTAAGTTATTTAGCGCATAAATTATATTTTCTTAACATTTAGTATAATGAACGGATTAATAAACGTTGGTGAACTTGTTAAGAGAATTATCAAATATCTTGTTGAAGGTTTAATGGTTGCTATTGCTGCATATGCTATCCCTAAACGTTCTTTGAATATTGAGGAAATTGTTTTGATTGCTTTAACTGCTGCTGCCACATTTAGCATTCTTGACACTTATATTCCATCTATGGGTGCATCCGCTAGAGGAGGTGCCGGATTTGGAATTGGAGCAAACCTCGTAAATTTTCCTCGGGGTTTCTAAGCATTTATGGTAAGGTAAAAAATATTTCATAAAATAATATAATTTATGGTTTTATGAAAATGACTTAAACATACTTTATATCTTAAGATATGAAGTATAATAGCGATACACTATTAACATATTGTAATGAAAACAATATATTACTTAAGAATGATTATAATAATTTTAGTATAAAAAGAGAGAGTTCGATTGAATTCAAATGCGTTGAATGTTCTGATGAATTTTCAAAAAATTTTAGACAACTTGTTAAAACAGGTGCGTATTGTCAAAATTGTATGAGCAAAGTTGCTAATAATAAAATAAGAGAAATGAAAGTAAAATACGACATAAATATGTTAATAGAATTTTGCGATAGAAACAATATTTTATTACTTGATGATTATTCAGATAAATTTATTAACAGAGACAGTTTAATTCAAGGTATTTGTAAAGACGATTGCTGTGAAAATAATTTTCAGAAACCATTTAGAGAGTTACTAAAGATAAATGGTTATTGTCAAGAGTGTAGTAAAGAGAATGGCAAACTAAAAATAATAGAAACTAATATAAAAAAATATGGTGTCAATAATCCTATGAAAAATGCAAATTTTAAAAACAAACAAAAACAAACAATTATAAATAAATATGGAGTTCAACATAATTCACAATCTGAAATAATAAAAAATAAAAAACGAGATACTTGTATTAAAAACTTTGGCGTGTCGTGTCATTTAAAATCACCAGAAATTAGAGAACAAATTAAACAAACAAACTTAATTAAATATGGTGTAGAAAATCCACAACAAAACAAAGATATTAGAGAAAAAACTATGAATACTAACCTCCAACTATATGGAGTAAAACATTTTTTACAAACAGAAGAATTTAAAAATAAGGTAGTTCAAACAAATTTAAAGAGATATGGAGTGCCTCATCATTCACAAAATTCAGAAGTATCCGAAACAATGATGAAAAATGCGTATAATAGAAAACCATACACTTTACCTTCTGGAAAAATAATATTTATTCAAGGTTATGAGAATTTTATGTTGGATTATTTACTTTCTATAGAAAAAATTCATGAAGACGATATATTCACAAAAAGAAATGAAGTTCCTGAAATTTGGTATAACGATAAAGCAGGAAAACGACGCAGACACTATGTTGATTTTTATATTAAATCTCAAAATAGATGCGTTGAAGTAAAATCTACATTTACAAATCAAGAAAAAAACAATGTATTTGAAAAACAAAAAGCATCAAAAGATTTAGGCTTAAAATATGAGATTTGGATTTTCAATAAATCAGGTCAACTTTTAGAGAGATATATTTAAATCTAATTGTAATATATATTATGGAAAAAAATAGACATACTAGAAAAAGAACGCAAAAAAGACATAGACATCGTCGTAGAACAATGAAAGGCGGGTCTTTCATTCAAGAAGAATTACAACAATTAGAAAATATCGGTTTTAGTCAATACCAAATTGAAAGTTTGACAGATTTAGGTGTTTCATTTAATGATGTTATGCAAACAGTTAATACGATAATGAATCGAGGAGACAATGGTTTTAATGGTAATTCTGATGATATGACAGAAAAAGTAATGATTGAATTATTAAATGAAAATATTTTTGACAATCAACCTGCAGAGCATTTAGAAGGAATTCCTCATGCGGATGATGACGAACATAACTTAGATGTTAGTATGGATAATTCATTTGAATCTCAAGATTCATTACATCTATCTGATTTAAATACAAGTAATATGTCAGGATATACAACAAGTCCAGATGAATCATTCAATGAATTTGGAGGAAGAAGGCGTAGAAAAAAATCTAAGAAGAGACTTAATAAAAAGGGGAAAAAGACACGTAGACGTAAACAACGAGGTGGTATGTGTTTTGGTAATGGAGTAGGTGCAAATACTAATGACCCCAATTATTCTATTTATAACACTAATATGTTAAAAATTTTTCCGTATAAACCTAATTAATTTTTAAACAGTAGGAATAAATTCCCAATCTAATTCTACACAAATTTTTCGCCAAATTATATCTTGTTCCATTCTTTTTTCTGGGTCTTTTAACATTGGAAAATGCTCTAAATAATGTTCTTCTCCTAAAAGTTCACAAAGCTTGTATGCTGTATAATAATAGTTCAAAAAATTGACTCTATCATCTGGACAGAATTTGGAATATGGTGCTTGTAATTCAATAAATAAATTACAAAGTGTTTCTTCTAATTCAGGAGTCATAATTGGTGGTTTTATTCCTAACTTATCTTTAATAAATGGTATGTGTTCATAATATTTATTATAGCCTAATTTTTTAAGAATTTCTTTAGTTTTTAAATTTGTAATTTGTAATATAGTAATTCTCTCTTTTTTAATTTGAAGCTTAATATTTTCAATAACATCAGGAGGAATTTGTGTTGTCTCTTTACCTTGAAATTGTGCAAGAATCTCTTTAAAATGATTAATGCGTTTATAAGCATAAAAACAGACTTCCTTTGGAGGTTCTTTATATGACGGCTTTTCATTTTCAATAAGATATGGTATACTTCTTGAACAAATATTGCAAATCATTATACCATCTTCTTCAAGAGGTATTAATTCGCCCTTATGACAAAATTGACATATATCTGTTTGATAAACAAAATTATTAATATCTAAAAAGTCATCACTGACATTACTTAAATATTTTAAAACTATGTTATTATTGTATTTTTTTATTAAATTCGACTCATTATCAATTTCCTCTTTTATTTTAAAAAAATTATTTACAATTTTGGATTTATTAGAAACTGATTCTGATTTTACTCCAGTAGATATATTTTTTTTATTTTCAAAATATTCAAATATATATTTTGAATTGTCTAGTAAATAATCTTTTTTTTTTATTTTTGTTTCTTTTATATTTTCTTTTAATTCAATTATACGGTCATTCATTTCCAACTTTTCTTCTATTGTTAATTCATTTGAATTTTCTTGAAGTTTTGTCTTTAATTCTGACATTTCAAATTTATTATCAAATATTATCTCTTCGTCTTTTGAAAACTCGTTTAAAAATTCCTTATGCTTTGTATCTAGAGTAATTGCTGATTTTTTATTGAATTTTATCTTTTTACTTGATTTTGGTTTAAAAGATGGCATAGCTTTATTAATATTAAAATAGCTATTTATTTAATTTATAATATAGAGAAATTATTTATTTAAATTAAATAGAAAATAAAATTGATTATAATTTAAAACTATTATTGCACATATTAATATTAATATCATGAATCAAATATTTGATACTATGTTTTTAAAGCGTTTCTGTTTACCGTCTGATACAGATATTTCCCTCTATGAGAAAGGACAAAATAAAATTTCGTCATGTTTATGCGGAAATTATAATCATGTTGCTTGTATTTTACAAGGGAAATTGTTAAAAGGGAAAGATTAATATTTTGAGTTTTGGATTTAATAAAATGGGTGACTCTGATGGTAATGAACCAGGTGTTCATGCTGAACATGATGCAATTAATAAACTTAAACCTTTAGAGAGGAAAAAAAATTTAGAATCTGTTAACTTATTAGTTATAAGATTGTCAAAAAAAAATAAATTGCAAAATTCAAAACCGTGTGCAAATTGTATACAAACTATGAAAAAATTACCTGAAAAAAAGGGATATAAAATTAGAAATATATATTATTCAAATGATAACGAAGATATTATTAAAAGTAATTTTAAAATTTTAGAAAAAGAAGAACTACATTATTCTAGGTATTATAAAAAAAAAAATTGATATTAATAATTAATTTAAATATAAAACAACTAAAAATTAAATGGAACCATTGACAATTTTAACAATTATGGCGGGTGTATCATGTGCTAATAATATTTATGATTACATCACTTTTAGTAATAAACATCGTGAAACTCAATTAGAAATTAAATATTTGAAAGAAGAAATTTTATCATTAAATATACGTATTTGTCATATGACAAATGAAATTAGAGAAAATAATAAAATTATAAAAAATTTAGAAAATAAAATTCAAACAGAATGTGGATAATTAGTTTAAAGAAATATAAAGTTATATAAAAATACTTTAATGGAATTTAAAATAAATCTAGACTCCTTAAAAGATTTAGAAAATGGAGATTTAAAAGTAGATGGCATAAAATTCCAGAAAATGCTTTTACTTTTTAATTCCATAGAGCAAGGATGGTCTGTTAAAAAACGAGGAGAGTCGTATGTATTCGCTAAGTCACATGAAGGGAAAAAAGAAGTCCTCGAAGACACATATTTGATGAAATTTATGAAGACTAATTTAGATTTAAATAAAATTTTTTCTTAAATATTTTTTAACAAAAATTATCATATTAATTAAATTATTTAATTTAATTAATTTAATTTAAATTTCTAAAATTATTTTCTTTAGCAATATTATAAAATGGGTGGAGGCCTTATGCAATTAGTCGCTTACGGTGCACAAGATGTGTACCTTACTGGTAATCCTCAAATTACTTTCTGGAAAGTTACTTATCGTAGATATACTAACTTTGCCATCGAATCAATCGAACAAACTTTCAATGGTCAAGCTGATTTTGGACGTCGTGTCCAATGTGTTATCTCCAGAAACGGAGATTTGGCTTACCGCACTTACTTACAAATTACTCTTCCTGAGATTAACCAGCTTATGGGTCTCGGAAACTACTCCAGTGGACAAAATACTGGTGTCTATGCCCGTTGGCTCGATTTCCCTGGTGAGCAATTAATTGCCCAGGTTGAAGTCGAAATTGGTGGTCAAAGAATCGACCGTCAATATGGTGACTGGATGCACATCTGGAACCAATTGACAATGACCTCTGAACAACAACGTGGTTACTACAAGATGATTGGTAACACCACTCAACTTACCTTCATCACTGACCCTTCTTTCTCTGATGTTGAATCCCCTTGTGACTCCTTGGCTCCTCGTCAAGTTTGTGCTCCTCGTAACGCTCTTCCTGAAACAACTCTCTATGTTCCTCTTCAATTCTGGTTCTGCACCAACCCTGGTCTTGCCCTTCCTTTAATTGCTCTTCAATATCACGAAGTCAAGATTAACCTTGATATCAGACCTATTGATGAATGTTTGTGGGCTGTTACCACATTGAACTGCAATACAAGTCCTTATAGTGGTGCTCCTGGTCAATACACTGTTGGTCGCCCAGTTCCTGCCACTATCGCTTACAATCAATCTTTGGTTGCTGCTTCCTTATACGTTGATTATGTCTTCCTTGACACTGATGAACGCCGCAGAATGGCTCAAAACCCTCATGAGTACTTGATTACTCAACTCCAATTCACTGGTGATGAATCCGTTGGTTCTTCTTCTAACAAGATTAAGCTCAACTTCAACCACCCTGTTAAGGAGCTCATCTGGGTTGTCCAACCTGACCAAAACGTTGACTACTGCTCATCCTTAACTTGTGATGCTCTCTTATTCAAGGTTCTTGGTGCTCAACCTTTCAACTACACTGATGCTATTGATGCTCTTCCTAATGCTATCCATGCTTTCGGTGGACCTGCCTCTGTTGCTGCTGATTCCCGTGCTTATATTGATGCTCGTGGATTATTCCAAGATGCTGGTGCCCTCGATTACCAACCTTCTGCTGACCAATTATTTGGAGCTGCATTCACTGGTTACTGGCACGGTCCTTCCAATCCTTACAACGAAGCTAACCTTGGAGGTCAACAAGTTCCTTTGAACACTGCTGGTCTTCCTCAATCCGTCATTGACTCGCTTCAATCTGGAACTACTTCTCCTCACCTTGACAACTCCGGAGTCTCTGATGCTGGAACATTCGTTCTTTCTGAAACCTCTTTGGACATGCACTGTTGGGGTCAAAATCCTGTCGTCACCGCTAAGCTTCAACTTAACGGCCAAGACCGCTTCTCTGAGCGTGAAGGAACCTACTTCTCTTGGGTTCAACCTTACCAATCCCACACCCGCAATCCTGATGAAGGTATTAACGTTTATTCGTTCGCTCTTCGTCCAGAGGAACACCAACCCTCAGGCACGTGCAATTTCTCCAGAATTGATAACGCCACACTGCAATTGGTCTTGTCTAATGCCACTGTTGAAGGCACTAAGACTGCTAAGGTTCGCGTCTATGCCACTAACTACAACGTCTTACGTATTATGAGTGGTATGGGTGGATTAGCATACTCAAATTGAGCGGATTGGGTTGCTTTCAAAAACATATACAATTATATTTTATTATTTATAACCCAAAACTACTTAAAAACAATATTACAAATAATATCATAATATGAATATTAATAAAATTGATTCATATTTTGAAGCTGATAATAATACTATATTATTAAAAATGAAACCTGTATACGGAACGGACGAACTATTAGATTGTGGAACTATTACTTTTGGAGATAAAGTTTATTTTGTTGACTATAAAGATAAGGATAAGATTATAAATTTTAATAAAAATTTTATATTTAATGATTACAATAATGAAGATTACCCATCATATACTTATAATTATAAACGTTTTAATTATTTAGATTTTATATTTAACTATAGTCAAGAAAGTACTTGTTATAATTTTAAAAATAGTAATAAATATGATTTAAGACGAAGTAATGTTGAAATTTATCACTCTTATTATAAAAATATTATCGAAAAATATAATGTTATTGAATATATACCAGGTCATTATTTAACATTAGGACAAGATGCTGGTATTATGAAAAATCCATTATGGAAAATAAAAGAAAATGATAAAGAATATATACTAATGTATTGTGAAAAAAATGCTATTTGTAAATTATGTGATGAGAGTTATCAAAAAATTTTAGACTATGAAAAAATATTAAATAAAAAAATAAGTTGGTTTAAACTTCAAAATGGATATATTATGGGAAGTAATGATTTATATATTCATCAAATTATTACAGGGTGCTATGGAAATGGAAAAGGCACAAAAACAATTAGTGTTGACCATATTGACCAAAATCCTTTAAACAACACTTTTAAAAATCTAAGAATCGCAACCAGAAAAGAACAAGAACAAAATTCAAAAGGAATAAAAGAAGGAACAAAGAGAGAAAGAAAACAAAGCGCTAAGGATTTACCTGAAGGAGTTACTCAAGATATGATGAAAAAATATGTTGTTTATTATCACGAATGGTTAGACAAAGAACATACAAAAGAAAGAGAGTTTTTCAAAGTGGAAACACATCCCAAACTTGATAAACTTTGGATAACAACTAAATCTAATAAAATTAGCATTCAAGAAAAATTAAAACAAGCAAATAAAGTTGTTGATGATTTAGAAAATAATATTTATCCAGAAAAAGAAGGAATCCAATTACCAAAATATGTATCATTAGCAACTTTTAGAGAGAAACTTCATTTAGTATTTGAAAAACGTATCGATGGTAAAAGATTAAATTTAAAAATGGTTTTACCTGAAGAATACGATATGCAAGAGCAACTTGAGAAATTAAATGAAAAAATTAAAGAAAAATATGACGGGTTAAAATTATTGTAATTTGTTTTTTAAAGCAAAAAACAATATAAAGATATCTATATAATTAATATATAACATGAGTATAGATATCGTAAATCTCATCGAAAGTAATCCAATTACTAAGTTTTCAGGCGATTATCAGAGTAAATTAGTTGAAAAAGTGAAGAATAATTTCACAAATTATGAACAGCAAATATTTTTGTCCAGTTTTTACTGCTATTTAAAGTATGATTTTAAAAATGATTTTGTTATTGATTTAGATAATGTATGGAAATGGCTTGGCTTTCAACAAAAATATCATGCAAAATATTTATTAGAGAAACAATTTATTAATAATAAAGATTATAAATTGTTTGCTCCCGAACCTTCGGGAGCAAAAAAAAGTAATAGAGGAGGTCATAATAAAGAAATAATTATGTTAAATGTTGAAACTTTTAAGAAATTTTGTTTAAAAGCTGGAACTGCAAAAGCTGATGAAATTCATGATTATTTTATTAAACTAGAAAATATTATGTTTGAAATTACTAAAGAAGAAAGTGAGGAGCTCAAGAAACAAGTTCTTCAACTTGAAAATAAAAATAAAGAAACAGAAAAAAAAATAATTAAACAAAAAGAAATAGATAATGAAAAGTTTTTATTAAAAGAATACGCAACATCAGGCCCATTAGTTTATATTATAAAAGTAAAAACGTTTGAAAATGGAACATATATCGTAAAAATTGGCGAGTCAAGGAAGGGTGTTCAGAGTAGATATAATGAACATAAAGGTAAATATGATGAATGTTTATTATTGCATTGCCTTCAAGTAGATAAGTCTAAAGATTTTGAACAATTTTTACATTCACATCAAATAATTAAGTCAACTAATGTAAAAAATTTAACAGGACACGAATCAGAAAAAGAATTATTTTTAATTGGAACTACATTAACTATTCAAATGGTTATTAAAGTAATAAATGATAACATTGACAACTATAATTATAAAGTAAGAGAATTACTTTTGGAAATTGAAAATTTAAAATTAAAAAATAATGGTCAAACTATTAACAATGATAATGAAATGTTAAAAGAGCTAATCCAAACAAATAAATTATTGACGAATAAAGTAAGTTCTCTCGAAACATCTATACACCTTATTCTTAACAAACTCAATGAAAAAGAAACTAAGATAGTTACAGGTTTTAGCCAACAAATTCCACATTTGGGACCACGTCTACAAAAAATCAACCCTGAAACTCTACAACTAGTAAAAGTATATGAATCTGTAACAGAGGCTATGAATGAAAATAAAAACATTAAAAGACCTAGTATTGCTAAGGCTGTTGAAGAAAATACAATTTATTGTGGGTTTCGTTGGCTTCTTATAGAGAGAAATTTAGACCCAAATATTATTCACTCCATTCAACCAACTAAACAAACTAAAGTTCAACAATTGGGATATATCGCAAAATTAAACGCAGATAAATCAGAAATATTGAATGTATATTTAGATAGAAAAACTGCTGCAAATCTAAATGGATATCAAAGTATATCGGCATTAGATAATCCAGTTAAAAATGTTAGTTTATCAAATGGTCATTACTATGCTTTATATGATACATGCAAACAAGATTTAATACAAGATTTTGAAGAGAAAAATGGAGAGCCAAAATTATATAAAAATGGAATAGGACAATATGATGTAAATAATAATTTAGTTAAAGAATTTAGTTGTAAATATGATTGTATTAGAGATTTAAAAATGAGTGATAAAACATTAGCAAAAGCATTACAAAATAATATTCAGTATAATAGCTATTATTATAAAGAAATAGGAGCAAAATTATCATTTAATTAAAAATAATAAAGGTTTAGTTTATATAAACCAAAATGAATAAACCACATTTAATATCAGGGGAAACATTAAAAACAATCAGTCAAGGTGCTTTAGGTGCTATGACATTTGGAGTATATCATCAATATACGACTAATAAAATAATGGAATTAAATAATGAAAAGGTTGAAATACAACACAAATATTTTATGGATAAAATGGAAAATCAACATAAAAAAGAAATGATTGAAATGGAAAATCAACATAAATTATTAAATGATAAATTTGAAAAATTAGAAAAAGTTGTATCACAACAAAAATCTTGGTGGTGGTCCCAATAGGGATTCGGCGTTTCGGCGAAGCACAGTAAATGTTAAAAGGTGTATAACTCCGTAAAAATGACTGCTGATTTGAAAGAATAAAATGGCAGTCATTTTAATTCTTCAAAAGTATAAATGTATTAAAGATAATAAATTATTAGGTATATGATTGAAAATATTGGATTTTATACTGTAAATTACAAAGATGAAGATAGAAAGAATAAAATGATTTCAAGATTTGATTCATTTAAATTAGAATTAATATTTGTTGACACTGTTGAAAAAAATGATGAAAGGTTAGCAAACGTACCTGAAAATGCAGACAGACGTACTTGGAGTATCATGCTACAACATATGGATTCAATTCGTCATTTTGTAGAAAAAACATCAAAGCATTACTGTATTGTAACCGAAGATGATATTCTTATTTCGAAAGAATTTGTAAATGATTTACCTGATATAATAAATACATTTAATGATTTAGAATTAGATTTAATATTGCTTGGCTATTTATTGTCATTTAAAATTTATGATACTAATAATAGTTTTGTTCTAAAAGCAAGAACTGAAAAATATTCTTATTATGATTACCCAGCTGATATATGGGGAGCTCAAATGTATTTGATTTCTAGAAAACATGCTATTAATTTATTAGATAGATATACAATAGAGCATGCAATATCAACCATTGATACTATGCCATTTAATCCGGATTGGACTTTAACGAAATATGGAAAAAAGGCACTAATATCGCCAATGATTGCTGTAGAGGAAGGCAATGTAAAGAATAATTTATATAATGAAATCCAATTTCATTTAAATTGCTTCAATACAAATTATGTAGATGGTTTACATATATAAATAAAAAATCATTCTTCCAATTTTTTATTTATTTATTTAAGTGTCTTCTTAATCATTATTTTCTTCATTTCCATCATATGGAACAAATTCTTCGCCATCATCTTCATTCCCGTTAGGGGTTTCATCATTTTCCTCAGGAATTTCAATATATTCGCCATTTTGATATATTACCTTTGTGCTATTAAATAATATATTCATATTTCTCACTTCTGGTTTTTCAGTTTCTGATGTAAACAATTTTGCGATTTGTGAATCATCTCTAAATCTTACTGTATAAGTTTGTTGAATATTATTTCTTCCTATACGCCCCATAGCTTGAATAACTTTTTCTTGTGTCAAATCTAAATCTTTACTTAGAAATCCGTGACAAAATTGATAATTTGTCCCATAAATGTAGTCACTTGAAGCAATAATCATATATAATTTTTGTTCATCAGCTAGATTCTTCATAATTTCTGTATAAGTAATATTATCATGATTAATAAATACACCAATTCCCATCATTAAAAGCACTTTCCATAAATTGTCAACACCATTTAACGCCATAATATCACAAACTACTTGCTCATCAATTGTACTAGTAAATGCATTTGAGATTGTATTATCAGCAGCCCATTTATCGATATGTTGTTTTTTATTGGGAACTAATGTATCATTTAATGAAGCACGTTTAATCATGGCTCTTAATAAGTTTATCTTTTCTGTCATTTTATTAAGTGCGCCTTTGTTTTGTAATTCATCAGGAACATCTTTGCTTAGTTTTTTTGGGTCTTTATTTGATTTAGCTCTACCTTTAACATTAACACCTTTATAGGACTCGTTTACAACATTTTTTACACGTTGCTCAATACCTTCTTTTATGACATCTAGCTCAACATCAATCTCATCAATTTGTTTATTAATAACATTATTATACTCTATTTTTTTCATAAGGTCTTCCATGACAGCAGATGGTATATTTGCTTGTTGAACACAAAACTTTGCAATTTTCTCAATATCATTCGAAATAAATATTGTTGGACCATCAGTTAATGTATAAGCATCTTTAGTTGTAACATAAACACCCGACGTTCCTTGTGGAATTGGTTTAGAACTTGTAATTTGTTCAGACGCAAGTCTTGAAAGAGATGCTCCTGCTAAAGATTTTGATGTTATAGGGGTTACACCAGGTCCTAAACTACGAATTTTCTGAATCTTACCACCCTTTGTATCCACAGCAGTATTTTCCATAATTCTTGGTTTTCTATTTTGTTGGAAATATGAATATATCATCTGCCATTTTGATGGATTAATATTTTTCATCATATCTAAATAATAAATTTTAATATTTTTCATATTAATTGAATCCAAATCTTCAAAATGTCTATCAATGCGCATTTTATTATTTGCATAATTATTTGTATTAATAAAACTTACAAACTCCACAACTTCTTTTAAATCAAAATATCTCAATAGCGTCAAATAATCTCTACAATGGTTTGCAATTTTCAAGATTTCATCATAATTATTATTTAAATAATGAGGTAATACAACAAAACCATCTTTATTAACAATAGGAATACTTTTTTTACAATCATGGCTCACAATATTACATATTTCTGCTCCTGGAAATTTATTTAAGAAATCAGGAATTGTCTCTGTAAGTTCAGTTTCTTTTGGTAAAGTAGCCGAAGATAAAACAACTGTTGGAATTACATTGTCTTTCCAATTTTTTCTAATTGTCTTATGAAATTCATGTTCATCATAGTCCATTGTAATAGTGGGTTCATCCCAATATGTAACAATATCTTTCGCACTGAAGAATGCTAACATATAATACATAGCAGGTAAATAAGACCTAATATCACAAATAATAATCTGGACATTATCGCCAACAGAGTTGTCGACTTTTCTAATACCACCAGTTCTCTTATTTTTTGTAAATTCTTTTGCTGCGAAATAATGTAATCGAATATCGTCTGCACTTGAACATCCGAACGCAAATGCGATTTTTTTGTCAACAGAAATTGCTGCTCTTGCTAATGCTAAACCTACATGTCTTGCTGCACAAACAAAGATTATTTTTTTTTGTTCTGAAAGAGCAATTGGCGTAAGAGTCTTACCTGTTCCTGTTGGAGCCATATATAATATCAACTTAGGTCTAGGATTTCTAATCGTTGCAAATATTTCTTTTTGATGTTCATAAAGAACTAAATCATTATACTTCAATAAACTCTCATTTTTTTCAATAAATTCCACAGCATTTTCAATTATAATAGATTTATTAATTGCATCAGCAAATTTCTCTAACACAATATTTGTCAAATTTCTAATATGCCTATTTAAACGAACAATGTTATTTCTTATTAGCTTATAAATAGTATAATAATTAAAGTGATTTGATTTGTTATTATTAGATTTTTTACTAGATAAGAAATTTTCTAAATAGTTTAATAAAACATTTTCATATATGTCGTTATTCTTAATTGTTTCATCATCAAATCTTTCTAATCTAACTCTATCGCATGAATTTGGTTTTATATTTGCATCAATTTTCATAACTTTATAACTTGAATCTAATTCTAATAATATATTTTCTATTGCATCAGCACGCTTACGTAAATAACGATTATAAATATAATCTTCAATTTTCTCTGAAAATTCTATCTTTAAAAATGTAAAGATAGAATTATTACTATTAATTCTAATATTTACATCGTGAAAACCTCTTACAATAAGATTCAAAATAGGGACTTCTAATTCAGAAACTGGCCTTTCAATACCTTCCCATTCTGACTTGTTTAACTTACGTTGTCTCAAATCCATTTTGTTGGTTTTATTACTTATTAATGTACTTTTATCTTTATATATATATTTTATTTCAATTTTTTTATTAAATAAAATTGAAATGTAAAATCAATATAAATATAATGTATAAATAATACATATAATGAATTATCAAATTCAAATTGTTTCTATTGAAGGCAATATTGGTTCTGGCAAATCAACCTTACTAGCCAATCTTAAAAAATATTTTAAAGATAATGCAAACATTATATTCTTAAAAGAACCGGTTGATGAATGGAGTAAAATTACAGATGAAAATGGCACTACAATTATAGAGAAATTTTATGCTGACCAAGAAAAGTATTCATTCTCATTCCAAATGATGGCATATATATCTAGATTAAAATTATTAAAAGAAACTATTCAACGAGTCAAAGAATCTCAAGAAAAATTAATTAAAAATAGAAATCAGCAAATGTTTATTAATGATGACAAACAAAAAAATTATTTTGAACTACCAAAATATATTATCATAACAGAGAGAAGTTTATTTACAGATAAAATGGTTTTTGCCAAAATGTTATATGATACTGGTAAGATTGAACATATTAACTATCAGATATATCTTAATTGGTTCAATACATTTATTGATGAATTTCCTCTTAATAAAATTGTTTATGTTAAAACTTACCCTGAAATATGTCATCAAAGAATTAATACAAGACATAGAGAAGGCGAACATAATATTCCTATTAATTATTTAAAATCGTGTAGTGAATACCATGATAATATGATGGATAAAACTTCAACTGAATGTGTTTGCAAAGACCAAATAGTTTTAGATGGTAATCATAATATTTTTGAAAATGAACATATACTTAAAGAATGGATTGATTTAATTGAAAAATTTATATATAATTAATATATATATGAGTGTAGATTATACACCTGATAATACATTTATTTTTTCTTTTGTAAGAATGAATCCACCAACACCTGGTCATCTAGAATTAATTAAAACTATGATTGATAAAGCTATTGATTTAGGTGTTGATAAAGCTTATGTAATAACTTCTAGTTCTTTAGATGGTAAAAATCCTTTACCATGTAGTAACTCTTCTATTCCAAAAGCAAAGAACAAATCAGATGCCGCAATTTTAACTAATATGAGTCAATCTGATTTAATATATAAATCCACAATATTAGATAAAATGATATCAGCATATAAAGAAATACTTGCTATTTCTGAAACTGACTCAATTAAAAAACAACTAATTGAAAATTTTAATGTTATTGTTATTTGTTCAATTGGTAGTCCATTTGGATTTATTTATAATGTGATTAAAAACGATTTCATTGATAAAGATATAACTAAAATTAATATGTTTTTTATTGTTGGGAGAGATAGAGCTGATTTTTTGGATACAATAGTTGATAACTTTAAAACAAAAGACTATGTTAAATCAATAAATGGTATTATATTAGAGAGAGAAGGAATGGATGCATTAAAAACTACCGGAATGGGAGAGCGAATAATTTCTGATATTAATCCATCTGAATATTCTGCTTCTTTTATTAGAGGACTTGTCAAAAATAATCAAAGACAAGATTTTGAACAAGTTTATAATCAATATCTTTCTCCAGATGAGATTGAAAAATTGTATGAAACAATTAAAATTGGTATGACAATGAAACAACCACCATCAAAAGATGAAGACGAAAACCCTCAATCTAGATATTTTGATGGTAGCTTATTACCTGTTATTAATGAATCCGGTGGTAAAAGACGAAGAAGAAAAACAAGAAAACATAAGAGAAAATCTAAACGCAGGTATTCAAGAAGAAAATAAAGTTGAAATTAGTTAATAACTTAATAATATAGTATAAAATATATTATTAATATCTGAAGAAAACAAGAATTACAACAACAAAAATTTTATGGATAAAATGGAAAATCAGCATAAAACAGAAATGAATGAATTAAGAGAAAAATTTAATAAAATAGAACAAAAAAAGTTGGTGGAATTAATCAGCGTTTCAGCGAAGCATAGTAAATCTTGAGAGAAAAATTAAATCATTAAATCAACAACAACTGGATAATGGTCTGAATTATATTTCCCACAATATTCATCATAACTATGATAAATAAATACATTAGCAATATTTTTTCTTATAGCATCTGTTACTAATACATGGTCAATCATAGAATAATCTGTTTGAGAAGCTGTTTTACAGTTATCATCAGAATCCCACCAATCACTAAAACGCTGGTCTTTAACAATTTCTTCAGCTACATTATGAAGTTCATATAATCCACTTAAATCACCTTGATATCCTTTTAGTATGTCTAATACTCTTGATGTTGGTTTATTGCTATTCATATCTAATACTTCAGCATCATAATCATTGAAATCACCAAGCATAATTACTTCATATCCTTTATTTACATAACCAAAAATTACATTTTGCAATACAGATGCTTGAGCCTCTCTCTGAGCACATCTTGATGGGTCTGTAGGAATAGCTATTAAATGAGCAGCTATTAATGCAATACTATATCCATTAAAATTAAATTCTGTAATATAATGTTTACTTACACCAGATGAACCAACAGAACCAGTATATCCACATTTTGAACCAGGTATTGGATAATTATATTTTAATTCGGTTCTATATAAATCTATAGAAGGGTCTACTCTTGTAAGCATTCCTACATTTTGACCAGTGCTTGTATCAGTTCCTTTTTTTAAGTAAGGATTATACGAATTATCTAATTTGCCTTTTAATATATTAAGTTCATCACATCCTTCGACCTCACAAAAATTAATTACATCAGGATTTAAATACTTTACTACTTCGGCAACATAATTCATATGTGTTTCAGCTTCACTTTGATTTACCCATGTGCAACCGCTTCCTGGACAATTCATTGGACTATAATAATCAATAAATAACCATTCAACATTATATTGAACGAGTCTTAGTTTACTTTTATCACTACGTCTATCTCCAATAGACGAAACATACGGACATTCAGTGTCAGCAAAAATCATTCTTGCAAACAATGATAGAAATAATAAGAGAGGCACCATTCTTTATATTTGCTTAATATAAATATATTTAAGTATATTTAAATATATAAAATTCAAAATAACATAAAATAATTACTTTATATTATTTAATAAAACAACATGTTACCAAAAATCGATACATATTTTAAAAAAACGAATGATTCCAAAAAAAATGACAAAATTTTTCCAGAATATGACTATATAATGAACTTTGATGGATGTAGTAAAGGAAATCCAGGGTTAGCAGGTGCTGGCGCAGTTATATATCATTTTAACAAAGAAATTTGGGTGGAAAGTTTCTTAGTTGGAGATAATGCTACAAATAATCATGCTGAATATGCTGGTCTAATACTAGGTTTAATGAAAGCAAAAGAGTTTAATATATCTCATTTAAAGGTGCTAGGTGATAGTATGCTAGTTATTAATCAGATGAAAGGACTCTATAGGTGTCGTGCTGATAACTTAATTGAGTTATATGAAAAAGCAAAAGAATTAGAAAAACATTTTCAACATATAGAATATTGTCATATTTTTAGAAATAAAAATAAAAGAGCAGATGAGATTTCAAATATAGCTATTGAAAATTATTTACTTGAAGAAGCTATATAAGTTATTCATTTTTTTTGATACCAGTCACTTTTGATATGTTTCTAATTATTTTTTCATCTTTTTCGACATCACATGACATAGATTCAATTACAATTTTGCTATATTGGTCTGAGTGTATAGAATCTGAATCATTGTAGTCAGGATATTTTTCTTTAAATTGAGATAATAATCTTATATTTTTATTGGCAACCTTTTTGATAGTATTTTTCATTTTTTTTCTCTCATCATCTTTTTCCCATTTATCTGCATCTTTAATGTAAAAAGTTTCTCTTTTCTTATCAGTACAATGAATTGGTCTCTCTGTTTCATCTAAGTTATTTAAGTTTTTAACAATTATATTCGAAATTCCTTCTATATAACCTAGTTCACCTATATCCATTAAATCACTCAACTGTAATTTAATGGAATCCACAAAATCGGTAATATTCATTGCATTTTTGCAGGTCTCATTTAAGAAGAAGTTTAGATTAAATGCTTTATTATGTGAATTAGTATGAGTTGTATTGTTTGTGGTATTATTGACACCATTTTTGACGAGCTCCATAGTGACATCTCCCATTTTATTGCTCTGGTCAAACATTTTATTACTTTGGTCTATCAATATAGTTTTTAATTCACTATTTTCTTTCATTAAATACTTAACAAGGTCATATACATCCATTTTTTCTTCAGAATTTATATCACTTTTTGGCGCTTTTTTTTGACACGATTTTTTATGTTTCCAAAGTCCAGAATGTGTTAAATATGACTGTCCACAATGACATAAAAAATCGGCGCTTTTTTCCGCGTTTTTGGAAAAAATACTTCCGGCTCCTTCCAAAATACTTCCATTGTTACGATATATATGTTTTTTGGTCTTATTATGTCTCGTCAAATCACATTTTTTAGAGCATACATAGTGACATAATTCACAATAAAAATTGGCGCTTTTTTGGCTCTTTTTTATTTCCAATACTTCCATTTATATTCCTAAAGAAAATATCTTTAAGTTTTTTTTAAAAAATTTATCGTAACAAAATGAAAATTATTTTTTTGGCGGTATTACGTTAATTTTAAAATATGCTCTCATGAAATACTTTTCCCATAAAATATCAGCGTTATTTTTTTTTGGACATTTTTTTTGTCCATTTTAAAATTTCAAAAATACTTTCCACTTTTTAAATGAATAATTTTCTCTTCAGGTGTAGGGAATATTTTTTAAACATTTTTTCAGAATTCAAAGAATTTCCCTTCATTATGTAGTGTCTCAGTCTTTAAGTAGCTAATTTATATATATTATTTTAACTACTTAAAGAAAATTAATATTCCAAAAGCGGAACATTTAAAACCTTATTTGGCTTGTATTTCAATATATCTAGTTCTTTTTTTGTTGTTAGAAATTCTTTCTCTCCATATATATCTTGCAACATTAACCATTCAAATAAACCTCCGGTATAAATATATACATTATAGAATCCGAGAGAAGTTAGCTGACTATATTTATTATATAGTTTTTCATCATTACTATTCTTACCATATATTACTACTTTTATACCCTTTGCTCCTCTTTTCATACAGTTATTTATCATATTCTCTTCGTTATTTATATTTATTGTATTTACAATCAAACAATGTTGTTCTGAACCAGAGAGAGTATTTATTAACAAATGTCCTTCCGGATTTTTTATTATAAATTGAACATCTTCATAATTTATTTTTATTGATGATGATTGTGAATTTCCCATTAATATAATATAATTATTACATATTTTTAAATAATACTAATACGTAATAATTTAATCAAATAAAACTTTATCTACAGTTGTTCTTACACAAAAATTATATGACTTATTATTCCTAATATAAACATAAATATTAGGAATAAATTAACTATAAACAAAATATATTAGTTGGTGCAAAAAATATAAAGATAAATTTTAATTATAGTTGAGCGTTTTAAATGTACAAAGCTGTAAAATCGTTATTGATGTAATGATAAATTAAAAAACTTATTAATCCAAAAATTACATCATATAATAAATAAATCCAACTATCTTTTACTTTATTAATAGCATTGTAAGAAAATAATAAATAAAATATAGCATGAACTGGTCTTAAATTATTCCACCAAATCTTATCTCCAAATGTCTCAGGACCACTTTTTCTTGTTCCGCTTAAAAATAAATAAATAAAACCTATTGCCGGAAGTAATGCTATATATCCTAAAACAGGTAAATAATTAACAGGAATGTTTTTAGCCAAATAAACTAGAAACAAACGCGTTGGTATACACCCTAATAAAAATAACATAAATCTTTTTTGAATATTATTCATAATATCTGTATATATATTATGAATATTTTAGTTGTAATGGCAAGCATTTTTATCAAAAGTCCAGTGATAATTATTTACATGAACGTCTGTTAAAATTCGTCGTCTTAATGCAGGCGCTGAAACATTTGCGTCTCTAGCAGCATCAGCTATATTTTTGAAAGATATGTTCTCTCCATTTTTACAACAAATTTTTACCACGGGTTGTTCAGCAAATTGTTCTTCTTTTGATACACCAGAATAACGCCATAAAAATTAAATAATTGTTAAATTTTGTTTATTATCAAATATCCATATTTCATAATTATAATTTAATTTTCTTACAGCGTGTGATTTTAATATGTTTTTGATCAAGTGTTTTTTATAAGTGTAAAAAGATTTCACTTCAATAATTAAATTGTCTTTTGGTATAAATATATCTGGAAAATAATAATGAGATTCATTCTTGAGTTCATATTTTATATGTGGAACTTCAGTTCTTTTATTATAAATTTCATTTTCGTTATATGTTTTTAATAATATGTCTAACGCAAAATTTTCATAACCTTGTATTGTAACAATTTTTCCAGAAGGAAATTTATATAATTTGTTTGAATTAGAAATTTGCTTCTCTGATAAATAAGGATTTTGCGAAGCGTGTCTAAATCCATATTTTTTTAGCATTGTTTCTTGTGCTTTAATTCTAACTTCAGGTAAATTAGATATATTTTCTACACCATATTTTTTTAAAAGAGTTTCTTTTATTTTATATTTAATCAATTCACTTTGAAATGAATATTTTGTTCCATATTTTTTTAAATTTGTATCCATTGCTTTATTTCTTATATCCTGATTTTGTTGACAATATTCAACGCCATATTTTTTTAAATTTGTATTTTTTAATTTATTTTTAAATTTTTCGAGTTTCATTGGATTATCAACTCCATACTTATTAATAAGAGTAGCTTTTCTCTTATTAACGCAAATAGTGCTTTGTGAAATATGTTCAACTCCATATTTATTTAAAATTGTATTTTTTATTTTATTTTTTATTTTATCATTTTGAAAAGGATTTTCTACTCCATATTTTTTTATATTAGTATTTTTCATCTTGTTCATTATTTCTTTATTTTGTAAAGGATTTTCTACTCCATATTTTTTAATATTAGTTTCTATACTTTTAAATTTTCCATTCAATATCGAACATTCATGACAAAAATTTTTAGTTCTCAACAAAATTCTAAATGTTTTTGAAAAAATATTAAAACAATCTACATTTTTACATTTACCATTTATGATTGTTTCTCTATTTAAGTGGTCATATTTTTTTTCTAAAATTAAATCGTTTTCATAACAAAATCCCTCTAATAAATCATTATTATATCTAACCATTAAATACTATATAGTATTTAATGGTTTTTATTTAAGTTAGTTTCTTCTAGTATCTTATTTTTTCTTTTTTCATAAGCTTTTTTCCTATATTCTTTTATTTTTTCAGGCGTCTTTTCAGTTATTTCTTTTAACCGTTTGTTAGCACGTTCAATGCTTATTTGTTTATTTGCTTCAAACTTTCCTAAAGATAAATTCAATGTTTCCAGCAATTTATTTTGTTCATTTACTTGATATTTTAATCTATAAATTTCATTTTGTAACTCATCATTCTTCTTTAGAAGTAAATTATAATTTTCAACATTATATTCATTCTCTCTAATAACATCCTTAATTAATTGTTCCACTTTATCAATTGTAAAGGCTTCATCATCTAATGCGATTAATTCTCTGTGGGCTATATCATCTACAGTTATAATTCGTAGACGATTTTTTAACACAAGATGTTTTTTTATACAGTTTTCAATCTCAATCTTGTTTTTAACTTTAAATGCATTATATAGTCTGAAATTTTCATATGTTTTTTTATGAGTTTTAACTCTTTCGTTTAAGTTATTACTTTGACCGAATTTAATAACTGTTTCATGATACATCTTGCTATTAGGTTTGCCCAATGTTTTGTTGTCAATTAATCCAATATAAATACATTGCGTATTTAAAGGAAATTGTTCCAATAATGTTTTTTCTTTTAATTCTTCTTTTTCTTTATCAATAGATTTTGTTTTTTCTTTAAGCAGTAATTTTAATTCATTATTTTCTTCTTGAATGACTAGATGAATAATTTCTTCTAATTTCATATAATATTCATGAATTTCGTCAGCTTTTTTTGTTCCGGCTTTTAAACAAAATTTTTTGAAGGTTTCAATATTTAACATGAATATTTCTTTGTTCTGACCTCCTTTGGGTTTGTTTATTTGGTTTCCCGTATGGGAAAGCGATTTTATATAGTCTTTATCAATAATAAAATGATTTTCTAATAATATTTTTGCCTTTACCTTTTGATTGAACCCAATCCATTTCCATACATTATCTAAATCAATAACAAAATCAGTTTTTTGGTGACAATTGAGATAACAATAAAAGCTCGATAAAAATAATTGTTGTTCAAAATCTGTGAATTGCTCTTTAATTTTTGTTAATAATTTTACATTATAGTCTTGTGATAGTTTTGTTATCGGATTGTTTTCAATGAGTTCAACTATATTTATTGTTTCCATTATATATAAATAATAACTAAACCTTTAAGTTGTTATTTACATTTTACATTTCGTTTTTCAAAAGCGGAAACGATTCCTTTTATTTTCAAAAGTAAAAACGGTTTTAATGAAACTTGACAACAATTTCAACCTCTTCTTTCTTAATGCTTTTAGTAGCGGATATTGATAATTCTTCTCTTTTTTTACGTGTCTTTGCGTTATCTGTCAATGTTTCCTTTCTCTTAGAGGTGCTATTTCGATTGTTCATATCCTTTTCAATGACATCATAATGCTCGTCAATATAATCAACTACTTTATTTTCAATAGCCCATTTAAAAAAATTCAATTGTCCGATAGTGGTTTCAATGCATGTTCCGTCTTTATATGGAATACTTATTCTATCCCACCGGCAGAAAGGGTCAAATCTTTTTTTGCTATAAGCTTTTAATTTTAGCTTATAATCGAAGTAAACTTTAAAACGAATTTTTTCTCCTATTTGATTTGTCATATCATAGAGAGTATAATTCTTTTTTGCATAATTTGTTGCAAACCAATCTACAATTCTTAGAGAGATTTTCGATTCACCTGTAATAATTTTCAACATTCTTGTTAAGTTATCATTATGTTTATAAAATTCTAATAAATTATTTAGCAATAATTCATTCTGCGTTGTATAATTATTTGTAGCACTCATTAATTATCATTCTTTAAAACTTATTTAAGTTGTTTATAATGAATATTATTTTTTAAAAAAACTTTGTATATAATATAATGTCTAATTTAATGACTAATTATTTCGGCCCTTTAGATAAAAGTGCATGTGTTTATTTCCTAATTATTTCTGTTATATTTTTTATTACGCTTATTTTAGTATTAGGAAGTGAATTAATATATATATTTCAACACTTTAATAAATTAACTTTTAGAATGTTTACAAATGGTATATTAGTATTATTTAATATTTTCATCGCTTATTTTGTAAACAGATTACTTTACACTATGTGTAGTAAATCATTAGCTTAAACTTTAATGTAATGAAGTTTTTCTTTTGTTTTTATACTTCTACGACTTTTTGGTTTACATACGCCAATATAGAATCGATATGATATAATCTACCTTCATTAAAATCTGGTTCGAACATATAATTAATTTTTCTCTCCTTGAGTAGTATTAACCGGTTTTAAAAACTGGTCTCTAATTGAAATATCATCTACATAATTAGTTTGACCTAAAAATGGATTGAAACCTATTTGTTGAACCATCTCTCTATTTGCTAATTTATCACCTAACTCTTCTCTTTTATTAGAGACTTTGAAACCTGAACCTGATAAGGATTGGTTTAAAATATCCCAGGTATTTTCATCATGATGTAAAGATGAAGAATATGCAGTTGTATCCATATTTTTACTAAATTCTTCATTTTCTATCTGAATTTGATGCTTCATTCTTCTAGACCTTTCATATGGTTTACCATCTGTCCATTTTAAAGTAATATTATCTGGTTGAGAATGTCTTTGACAATTATTTTCTTTTCCTATATAATCATATCCACTACCTTTACTCGCTTTTAAATATTTATCCTCTTCTAAACATTTTCCACAATCCATGTCTAATAATATTATATAATTATTTATTATTATTAAAGTAACGAAGTATTCACTTCTGGTAACTTAACTAATTTCATTTGTTTTGTAAATAAAAATTTATTATCACTTCTACACCTTCTTTTTAAATTACAATCTAAACATGCCAAATAAAAATTATCTATATTATGACCCAAATCATTATTTATTCTATCTACTGTCCATTGTCTCATTTCTCTCGAAATATCATATAAAACATTCATTTCACATTGACAATAATAACATTTTAACTCACACTCTATCATTTTATTTATCACAGATTCAATATTTATAAATTTTTCATTATTTAAAAGTTTTTTAATAATATCTTGTTGTTTATAACTATAAATTTTTTTATTTATTTGTTGCAATACTATTTTTGATTTATCATCAAAATAATTGTATGTATTTGATTTTATATTTTTTATATTTTCAAATTGATTCTCATATGCATAATCTTCTGATGTAAATGTCCAATTTTCTGCTATCACACGTTTTTTCTCCTTATTTTTCTTATGGTCTTCCATTACCTGTTTTTTAACTGATTTTGTAAACATAATGCTTTTAGTCTCCATATATATAAAATACTTATTAAATATTTAAATGTATATTATTCGAAATTGATATAAATACACTTTAATAAATATATATTTTACAAAACTGAGTTAAACTCAATATGATATATTATATTATAAGATGGAAGAAAATACTCCTACTAATGAATGCCAAGAACTTAAAAATATAAAGTATAAAACTATGTTATTAAATGGTGTACCTCTGCAAGAAACAAAATCATCAAATGACCTATCTAACTTGGACAAATTTCTTGAAAATGAAAAAAATAATAATGTTAATGAACCATGGTGTAAGTTAAATAAAACAATTAAAACAAAGAAATTGCAAGAATATGTTGAGACTTATAAAGTAGAAAATAATTTATCAAATGATGAGAGTGAATCGCTAATGTCATTTTTAAAAGATTGTATTGACCGTAAAAAACTCCAAAGAGTTAAAGATGTTTTATATGATAAAGATAATGGAAAAATTAAAGAAATTCCTGCATTGCATTATGTCAAATCTAATAAGCATTTTACATTAAAAAATTTAGATAAACGCGTTTCTACTCTTAAATCTTTAGCTCCAAAAAAACCTGGTCATGGTACAATCAGAAAAAAAGACATATCAAAAACTAATGAATCTGATTCTGAAGAAGATGATGAAAATTAAATATTATGAAATTAGGATTTAATTTTTTGATGTAACTCAAGGTTCAAGTTGTGTATTTTCAGCAACAACTGGGTTTGATATTGCATCTGGAAAAGGAGTATTAAATGTCGCTAATTTACTACAAAATTTAGGTTAATTTTTTAATATAACAAAAATAATTATATTAAAAAGATTTAAATAAGTTATATAGTATGACAACATATTTATCAGATTTAGAAGAATTACACGATATAATGGATACATTAGTATTTGAAGACGAACCTACAATTTTTACACAAGAACATGCTATTGAAGTTGTTGAAACAGCATTTCATCTTATGGAAGAATTTATGAGTGAAAACCCAACAGCAATTTCCGAGCCAAATTTTCACGACATTTTATTAGAAGAAATTAAAGAAATATTTTACATTCAAATGGAGGACCACATTTTGGATAGCGATTATATTGAAGATGATATGAACGATTTACTCGAAGACGCGTTTAATATTTATATTACTACTTTTCATCCAGAAAGGTCTCTTAAAAATAATGATGATGACGATGATAAATTATCTGAGATTGATGAAGAAGAAACAAATATAATTGAACAAAAAATTCAAAGTTTGAGAGAACTACCTCAGCCAGTTCAAAGAACACCTGAATGGTATCAATTTAGATGGAATTTAATTACCGCAAGTAATGCATGGAAAGCATTTGAAACTCAAAGTACAATAAATCAGTTAATTTATGAAAAATGTCAACCCTTAAAAGATTTTACGATTGAACCAGTAGATGAAGAAGTTAAGATGGTAAATACAAATTCGACACTACATTGGGGACAAAAATTTGAACCATTGTCTGTTATGATGTATGAACATATGTATAATTCAAAAGTTGAGGATTTTGGCTGTATACAACATCCTATTTATAAATTCATTGGTGCGTCTCCTGATGGAATTATTATTAAATCTGAAACTGGACATTATGGTCGCATGCTTGAAATTAAAAATATCGTAAATCGCGAAATAAATGGTATTCCAAAAAAAGAATATTGGGTACAAATGCAACTACAAATGGAAGTTTGTGACCTTGATGAATGTGATTTTTTAGAAACAAAATTTATAGAATATCCTGATTATGATAGTTATAAAAACGATTCATCAAAAGCAAGCTTTGAAGGAAATGAATTTAATAGTTTTACAACAACGTCTAATGGCTCATATAAAGGTATTATTTTATATTTTCATACAAAAAAAGGAAATCCATATTATGAATATATGCCATTAAATATATGGACACCAGATGATGTAGCAAAATGGGAGGAAACAACATTACAAAAATATGAATCCCAACCTTATAATTATATATTTATAAAATTTATTTATTGGAAACTTGAAAAGTTAAGTTGTGTTTTGGTTTTAAGAAATAAAGAATGGTTTAAAAATAATGTTGGTCAATTAGAAAAAGTTTGGAAGATAATCGAGCAAGAACGAATTTCTGGTTATGAACATAGAGCACCTGTCAGGAAGTCGAAGAAAGAACAGACTAACAAGTCTTATATTGATAACAAAGATGTTTGCTTTTTACAGGTTATTAAACTTGTAACATAAAAATCGATTAATTTATGAAATTAATATTAAATATAAGTATACACAATATATAAACAATATAAAAACATATAATATTATATCATAATGTGCGATTTTTTTATTTTAACTAAACCATATAATTTAAATACGAGCAATGACGAAAAAAACCAAGTTATACTTTTAAGTGATAAAATTTATATATTGCCAAAGAACAACATAAATTATTATATTAACAATGGTTTATTTGAAAAAAGTTTAATAGAATGGTGTAAACAATTTTGTAAAATAGATAAGAATATATTAGATATAGGTGCTCATTCTGGAACATATACAATTAGTTTGGCTCAATATTGTAAAAATGTATATGCGTTTGAACCACAAAAAATGACATATTATTCTCTTTGCGGAAGTGTCGCATTATCTAACATTACAAATGTAAATTGTTTAAATATAGGATTAGGATCATCAGAACAAGAAGGAAAACAACTATTGAATATTATTAGTTCTGATGGGGGTGGTTCAACACTTCATAATAAAAATGACAATATCGTTTTACAAAAAGAAGAAATAGAAATTAGAACACTCGATAGTTTTAATATTGATGATATTAGTTTTATTAAAATAGATGTAGAAGATAATGAATTACAAGTATTATTATCTTCACGAGCTACTCTTGAAAGGTCTAACTATCCAAAAATATTATTTGAAATGAACACTGTAAATAAACATTTAATAGATTTTTTAGAACAAATTCATTATAATATTATATCTATAAATGGTTATAATAATATGTTCTTAGCTGTTCATAAAAATAATTCATAATACATTTAATTCATAATACATTTAATACATTATATTTGGACCATCGCTTACAAATGGTAAGCTATCGGTCAGTTGATAATCTGTTGTAAAATAACCTACACGTGTTCCATAATCTTCGCTAACAGGAGGTAAAGGTTTTATATAATTATCGCCTATTTTTTTTTCATGATATAATGCTCCACACACAGAAGCTGGAGTGCATCTTCCAATATCAGGATTATTAGGATATCTTATATTATTAGTTATTTGGTCATATGAACCTAATTTAAACGTTGGATAATGCCACCACATATCATTTGAAGTATCGTTCGATATTTGATTTTTACCGATTATAGGATAAGTATCCTGAACTAATACATTAGTCTGTGCATCTGGAAACATACCAGTTGCTTGGTCTAAAGAATAATTTGAATAACCTTCAATCATATTTGATAAATTAAATATTAATGGTAATCCAAGAGCCAATATTATTAATAAAAGTAAAAAAACAATTTGATTCATATATATAATTTATATATTTTTATTATGCTCCTTCAATTAAACTACTTACATTTTCAATCATATTATCTAAATTATTTTCATTAAATAAATATCTCAAACAATAACTAGTAAATGGTCTTAATGTAAGATTTTTATCAATAATCATTGATATGAATTGATTAATTTTTTCTCCATCTAATGGTTTTGGTGCAATAGCAGCAAGCTTCAACAACTTTGCTCTAAACATTTCAAAAGTTGGATAATCAAATTTATATTTTCCACTGATTCTATTAATAAGCGCCTTTTCTTGGAAGATAACATCACAATCATTACCTGTAAAGAATCTAATTGTATTTCCTGAGTCATCAAAACCATCCATTGCGTTTAAAATTAACCCCAATAATTCCTTATTATCTTCTCTAATGATAAATCTGTCAAAGTCTTCAAATAACAGCAGTATTGGTTTTGCTCCATTTTTTACAGGATTTAATAGATTACCAATATTCGAAGACTTAGCATGAATGGAGTTTACAATATACACGTCCATATTATATTTAGACGATAATGCTTTAATTAATGTAGTTTTTCCAGTTCCAGGAATTCCATAAAGCAAATAACTTAAACTCTTGAACTCTCCAATAGACTTGAGTAGCATTTGATTTTTTTTATGACTAGAAATTTCAGATTCAACCGTCTTAAAGTAGTATTCATAACCAATCAAGTTGATTTCATCAAATGTAGAGTAAGTTTCTGTATTAACCCATCCTTGTCTTGGGTCGTATCTAAATAATTTATTTTGGATTTTTTCTAATGCTTTTTTTCCTTTTAAATTAATCATTGCTATTAAGAAATTATATTCTTCAATTGACTTAAAATATAATACCATATATCCTTGTTTTTCTTGATTATAAACCCAACAATCAATAGTATCCCAAGTGTAAATTCCTGTATCAGGAATAGCATAAGTATTGCCACCTATTAGTAGAGCTCGTTTTGGATTATAATATTTACTGATTGCTCCTAATAGTTCATCATTAGTTCGCATCTTAACTGAAAATGTGAAACCTTCTGGAACGTTAACGTGTGATACACTAAGCGACATTTATTAATTATACTTTTATATTTAAGTAAATTAATTATATCAATTTTTTAATTATTAAAAAATTGATTTAGAGGTAAAATTTGAAATTATATAATAATGGACAACACAACAGAAATGCGTGTAATTAAGCGAGATGGAGAACTCGAAGATTTGTCATTTGACAAGATTTTAAATAGAATTAGGAAATTAGGTCAAGATGTAAGTATTCGTGTAAACTATCAGTCGCTTGTTATGAAAGTTGTCGACCAATTATACGACAAGATTCCAACATCAAAGATTGATGAATTAGCAGCTGAACAATGTGCAGTTATGTCTACTAATCATCTTGATTATGCAACATTAGCAGGAAGAATTGTTGTTTCAAATCATCAGAAGAATACAGAGCCATTATTTTCAAATGTGATGAAAGACTTATATGAATTTAAAGATATACATGGATTAAATACAACACTAATATCAGAAGAATTTTGGGATTTTACTCAACAATATAAAAATCAAATAAATACAATGATTATTCATGATAGAGATTATCTTATGGATTATTTTGGATTCAAAACATTAGAAAGAGCTTATTTATTTAAATTAGGTAATAAAATTGTAGAGAGACCACAACATATGTGGATGCGTGTATCTATTGGAATTCACGGAGACATAGATAATCCAGATTCATTAAAATTAGTCAAAGAGACGTATGATTTGATGTCACAAAAATATTTTACACATGCTACACCAACATTATTTAATGCTGGAACACCTAGACCACAAATGAGTTCATGCTACTTAATTGCTATGGAAGATGATAGCATTGATGGTATTTTTAATACATTAAAAGATTGTGCTCATATTTCTAAATGGGCTGGAGGCGTGGGATTACACATTCACAATATTCGTGCGAAAGGAACACATATTTTAGGAACAAATGGAACATCAAATGGAATAGTGCCAATGTTGCGTGTTTTTAATAATACAGCAAGATATGTTGACCAGGGAGGCAATAAGCGTAATGGTTCATTTGCTATTTATTTGGAACCTTGGCATGCTGATATTGAAGATTTTTTAGAACTGAAGAAGAATCATGGTGATGAAGAATTAAAAGCAAGAGATTTATTCTATGCTTTATGGATATCAGATTTATTCATGGAGAGAGTTAAAAATAATGGGAAGTGGTCTCTTATGTGTCCTCATGAGTGTCCAGGATTAAGTGATGTTTATGGTGACAAATTTGTTGAGATTTATGAAAAATATGAATTAGAAGGTAAAATTAGAAAGTCTGTAAATGCCAGAGATTTATGGTTTAAGATTTTGGATGCTCAAATGGAAACAGGAACACCATATTTGCTTTATAAAGATGCTGCCAACTCAAAATCAAATCAACAAAATCTTGGCACAATTAAGTCGTCTAATTTATGTGTCGCACCTGAGACAAATATTTTAACACTAAATGGTCATGTAGAAATTCAAACACTTGTAGATAAAGAAGTTGAAGTATGGAATGGTGAAGAATTTTCTAAGGTAAAAATAATAAAAACAGGTGAAGACCAAGACCTTATAGACGTTTTTACAGATGACGGCTCTAAATTAACTTGTACTCCATATCATAAGTTTTACATTCAAGAAAATTATTCTGAAAAATCGATTAAACAAGTTGAAGCAAAATATTTAAAACCAGATGATAAGTTAATAAAATGCTCTTTTCCTGTTATAGATGGAAATGACAAATTTTTATATCCTTATACTCATGGTTTTTTTTGCGGTGATGGTACATATTCTAATATATCAGATAATCCAGAACAAGATTGTAAATTTAAAGCAATTAACGGTCATTTTTTCTGTAAAAGACATATTGATTTTGAAACCGACGATTTTTTGCTGAATAATAATATAGATTTACATGAAAATATGAGTTGTCAAGCAAAAACATATTGTAAGAAACCAATGTCTTATTTATATGGAGATAAAAAAGAATTAATCCAGCACATGAATTATAGAACTTTTTCTGAAAATAATGGACGAATAGTTTTACAACTACCATTAGATATTGAAGACAAATTTAATATACCGTCTCACAATTGCTGTATAAAAGATAAATTAGATTGGTTTTCTGGCTATTGTGATGCGGATGGCAGTATATCTAGAAATGGAGACAACGAACAACTACAAGTTGCATGTATCAATTATGAATTCTTAAAATCTATTAAATTATTTTTACAAACGTGTGGCATAAATCCTAAAATTAGATTATTTCAAAACCGTGAAAAAAGCTATTTACCAGATGGAAAGGGAGGACATAAATATTATGATGTTAAACCAATATATAGATTATTAGTTACTTCTTGCGAATTATATGACTTAGTTCAATTGGGATTTTCACCAAAAAGATTAAAAATTATTGGAAATAAACCAGCGCGAAACGCATGTCAGTTTATTAAAATTCTGAAAATAGAAAATAATAATCGCATTGACGATACATATTGTTTCACAGAACCTAAGCGCCATATGGGAATATTCAATGGAATTATTACTGGTCAGTGTACCGAAATTATCGAATATTCAGATGATAAAGAGACTGCTGTTTGTAATTTAGCTTCAATTGGTCTGCCAACATTTGTCGACCAAGTTACAAAGATTTTTGATTATGATATGCTTCATCAAGTAACAAAAGTAATAACTAATAATTTAAATAAAGTCATTGATGTTAATTATTATCCGACTGAAAAAACTAAAATAAGTAATATGAAACATAGACCTATTGGCATTGGTGTCCAAGGTTTAGCAGACACATTTGTTCTTATGGATATTCCTTTTCATTCAGAAGAAGCAAAAGAAATTAACAAACTCATTTTTGAGACCATTTATCACGCTGCTTTAGAGAAAAGTAATGAAATCGCAATTCATAGAGAAAATTTTATTAAAGAAACCTGTCATACAAGATATGATATATTAAATGAACTAAATGAATATGAAGGTCAAGTAATATTAAGCAAATATGAATCTCAAATAGGAGATTTAAAATATGCAGGAGCATATAGTTCATTTATTGGGTCACCATCATCTAAAGGAATTCTTCAATTTGATATGTGGAATGTAGAGCCAACGCCCGGAAGATATGATTGGACTGTACTCAAAGAATCAATTAAAATGCATGGTCTTAGAAATTCTCTATTGGTCGCTCCTATGCCAACCGCATCTACGTCGCAAATATTAGGATTTAATGAATGTTTTGAACCATTTACAAGCAACTTATATAGTCGCCGCACTTTGGCTGGCGAATTCGTGATTGTCAATAAATATCTAATGAAAGAGCTTATTGAATTAGGACATTGGAATGAACAAATAAAAAATAATATTATTGCGAATAAAGGTTCGGTTCAGCAATTGACTATTTTATCAGAACATATTAAAAATAAATACAAAATTGTTTGGGAAATTCCTATGAAACACGTTATTGATATGTCTGCAGATAGAGGTGCGTTTATTTGTCAAAGTCAGAGCTTAAATTTATGGGTTGAGGACCCTACCTATAACACTCTAACTTCTATGCATTTTTATTCATGGAAGAAGGGATTAAAGACAGGTATTTATTATTTAAGAAGAAAAGCAAAGCACCAAGCTCAGCAATTTACAATTGAACCAGAACAACAAGTTGAAGAACATGATGAAATTTGTGAGATGTGTTCGGCTTAAAAAAAATTAATTTATGAATATATATTTATATATTAATTTATACAATACCAATCCTATTTGAATATGTTTTAAATGAATTACAATCATCATTCAAGTCAATATTATGTTTTAATTTCATAAAACATCTTAATGTAACTAAAATATCATTAAATGAATTATGTAAATTACTAGGTGATTTGTTAAATAATTTTTCATGAAGTTCAATTAGTTTTGGATATTTCAAATATGGTTTTCCATTCTTATTAAGTAATTGAATATTGCAAAATTTAATTGAATCTTTTAATGTACAAGAAATATCATTAAAGTTAGAAAGGAAATGTAAATCATATTTATATATCTTAGTTTGTTCCTTAGTTAATGAATCTTTGTTAATAAGTCGTAGTAATTCAACCTTTATCATATTAATATCAAATTCAATATTATGACCAATTAACTTATCTACTCCTCTTAAGTAATAAAAGAACTCATTTAAAACTTCATTAACAGGTATACCTTTTTTTGTAGATATTTCATTTGTAATCCCATGTATTTTGGTTGATTCTTCGGGAATTAACATATTTTCTTGAAGTCGAATTACATAATCTTTTGATTCAACAATATCATTTAAAGATGAATCATAAATTATATAGCTAAATTGAACAATATGAGGCCATTGATGTAGTGTAAATGGACTAATATATCTAGTTTGTGGTAAACCGGTTGTTTCTGTATCAAATACTAAAAATCTCATTATATAATTCTTTGTCTAGAGTTTAAGTTCTTGTTTTATAAGTTTAATAAATTTTCTCAATTTTAAAATATATTATTTAAAAAAGAATTTACACCCTTGAAGATTTTACTGGTTTAAACATAATTTTTACATGGAGCGAATGTGCGTCTATGCCAAATCGTAATACCATGTTCTTTTATACCATCAATATGACGTTTTGCACCATAACCTTTATTTGAATCAATACCATAATGCTCTGATAGTTCTGGATTTTGTTGGCAAAGTTTTTCGATATATCTGTCGCGTTCAACTTTAGCTAAAATTGATGCCGCAGCAATAGAAGCGTATTTATTGTCACCACCTTCTACAGTCATGTAGGGAATAGTTTCGATTTTATTAGTCTCTTTATTAAAAGTTGTAATCGGATTAAAATAATTTCCATCAATTAATAAATTATAATTATAATCTGTCTTCTCCTTTTTACCTTTTTCTTTTAGATGTTTATTATAATTCTTTTTCACTTCTAAGATTGCATTGTGCATAGCCATTTGAGTTGCTTGTAAAATATTAATTTCATCAATTTTTTTCTCATCTTCAAAACTTACATGCCAAGCTAAAGCATTTTGTTTCACATATTCTGCTGCTTCTTCAATCTTCTTTTTTGAATGAAATTTTTTACTATCTTTTACTTTTGTGAAATCAAATGAATCATCTTTAGGTAAAATTACTGCTGCTGTATATACACACCCAAATAAAGGACCTCGACCTGCTTCATCAACACCAATTTCATATATATTTGGGTCTTCATTATAACAGCTTTTTAATACAGTTTTTGGCTTTTCTTTTACAATTTTAACAATTTTTGGTTTTTTAAGCGAAGTTACCTTTGGTTGAATAATATATTCTTCTTCGTCTGAAGAATCATCAATTATTTCAGCTGGTTCGTAATCAGTTTTCATTTTAATATATATAATAATTATATTCTCTTAAATTCAAATCAATTTTATTTAAATTTTTTCACTATATAAATTATACAATGAATACTGAAGCATTATTTCTATTCCTAATTTTATTGTTAGGCCTTGTCTTATGTTCCTTTTTAGGAGGTAATTACGGAAAAGAAGGTTTAACCGGTAATTTTACTGCTAATTTTAATATGACTGGAAATGGTAATCGCCCTGGAGGTAATAATGGCACTAATGGCTCTTATACATCGTCTTCTGGAGCATCAACAGCTTCTAGTAGCCAATATGATAATTATAATCATTATAGCGGAAGCTCTACTCAATTAACTCCAGGTGCAACATTTTATGGACAAAATGGAACCACTGCTGTAGTTGTAGCTAATAGTGATGGAACACAATCATTGCAAATAACATTACCGGGCTCTACATCACCTGTAACATTTTCAACACAATCATCTACAGATGCCTCTTCATCTAGTGTTGAAACCTATACTAATTATTATGATAATAATAATAATGCATCAGCAACAACATATTATGGACCTAATGGTGCAACCGCTACCGTTATTAACACTAATAATGGTCAACAAGCTGTTCAAGTAACTACTTCATCTGGAACTTATTTATATAATACATCTGGAAGTCAAAATACAACTAATACATCAACACAATATTATGGTAGTACTGGATATCCTATTCAACAAGCTCCATATTCTATGTCATACCAAGGTCCTTATGGTGGGTCTGCTGGTTCTGTTACTGGTCCTCAAGGTAATACAGCATATTATGCTCAAGGACCTCAAGGCAATACTCTTGCAGGAACTACCACAGATAACTATAATAATTCATCTAATCAATATTATGGGCCTTATGGTGGGTCTGCAACTGGACCTCAAGGTAACACAGCATATTATGCTCAAGGACCTGCTGGTAATACTGTTGCTGGAACTACTTCTTATGATAGTTTACCACCAGGAATTTCAAGAAATCAAATACCTTCTGGTCAAGAGGATTTATATATATTAAAATCTCAAATTGTGCCTCCAGTGTGCCCTGCTTGTCCTAGTAGTTCCGCATGTCCAAGACAAGAACCTTGTCCACCATGTCCAGCATGTGCTAGATGCCCAGAACCTGCATTTGAATGCAAAAAAGTGCCTAACTATGATGCCATTAACAATGACTTTTTACCTGCTCCTGTCTTAAATGATTTCTCTCAATTTGGTATGTAAATTTAATTATTTATTTAATAATCTTGTAATAAGTGGTTTTATATTTATTCTCTTGTTTTGATACATTTTTTATCCATTTGGAATGTAGCAACTTTATCTTCTTGCGGAACAATATTAATCACACATTTAGATTTCTTTCCATATAAGGGTTCTGTGCATCCTTTTTCTTTTTTCTTTCGTGTTTGCGTTTTTTTAAAGATAAAAATTTTGGATTTTTCTTCTGTGCATCTAGACCTAAAATGTTCGTATCTTTCTCTCACATCACAATATGTTAAATGTGATTTTTTTCCTAACATTTTATTAATCAATTCATGTAATTCATAAACATATCGAGAGAATGTTGCTCTACTTTTCATATGACACATTAACAATGGTTTCTTTTTAAGATTATTTGTTAGATTAATTCTACAATACTTACATGGTAATACATTTCTTAAATTGTATATAAAATCCTTGTAATGTTTTTTATTTTCTATACTCGGATTAACAGGATAATTAAAACTCATTGTATGAAGATAATGCCACATTGCAGGACCCCAGATACTTACTTGCATGCCATCCCCAGCATTATAATCATTTTTATTAAAGACATATTTCTTTTTTGTTTTATTATGTGTATTTCTATTTTTACGTGTTTTATTCATTATATATTACTTAAATAAAATAAACTTATCCAAATCTAAAAATAAACTT